CCGATGTCAAAAGTACCAGTAACTCCGCGGCGGAATGAGGGAAGCTGTATGACGTACCAAATTCTCTCTTCCGATTCCTGGATACAGCGCGGTATCTGCGCAATAAAATCAGCCGAATCATACGTTGAATAACTTTGGATGTCTGAGGTAATTACTGCGAGAGTAGTCATTTGACATCCTCACAACGTATAAATACTAGCCCGCGGGTATGCTCTCTTTTTCCCGATACTACCTTACGAACTGACCCAAGACAAAAACCATAGAACCGGTCTGCATCAGCTGAGCTATTGAAAATATGCCCGTCTGTAATACACTTTACGGGTACTTTATTAGCCGCTATCGCGGTGAGAACATTGTTAGCTAATGATGCGATACGTTTTTCGGAAGGCGTAGCAAAAGCCTGTTTCAGCGCGGCGCCGATTTTCTGCTTAGTTTCATCGCTATGCGTTTTACCGAGGATCCAGGGTATTTGCCCTTTATGCCCTTCGCTAATTTTACGCTTAGTTTCTTCGCTTATCGTGCCGCCCTTATTCCAGCCAGGATGCCCCATCTGGCCCGCGCTCATCTTGCGTCGGACTTCCTCCGAAACTGTTCGGCCCTTCAATTTCGACGGTCGTCCACGCTGAACATCGCCCATCTTCTTGCGCGTTTCGGCGCTGAATTTTTTACCGGTGTGTGAACCAGGCCGACCCATCGTAGCTGCGCTAATCTTAGCGCGAGTCTCGGGGTGCAGCGACCCGCCATCACCCCCCGCTGTCAGGTTATATTCCGGCTTGTGTTTGGAGATCATCTCCCATTCGTAGACCTTGGCCAGCTCCTCATCGTCAAGAAAATCGAAGAGCACCTCAAATACGAAATTCTCCTGCCCATACTTGCGCATGGCGTGGTGAAAGCGAAACCCAGCCTTTTTACTGCGCGCGTCCTTACGATGCTGCGCTTCACGCACGGCCAAGCCCTGTGTTGTAAAGCCGATATAGCGATGCCCATTCACCTGATTGGTGGCCTGGTAGACAATCGCGCTTATCGCTGTACCGCCCATCAGTCGGGCGTATCCCCGTCAGCGTCTTCAACGACTGCCTGGGGCGTCGCGACGATCGGCGAGTTGAGACACTCACGATCGCGCGCGGTCAGGCCAGGCGGCGCCAACTGCGGCGAGATGCCGTAACGTGGGATCGGCGGACGCTGTAGCCGCAGGCGCGGGGCGGCAGCGCCCCAGCCGCGCTTTTCATTGATCTGCATGGTCACAGTTTCCTTTTCGGTGCCGGGGCGTTCTTGGGCATGCCGCCCATCGACCCCGAGATCTTGGTATCTCCCATGGTGACAGGCTTCTTCGCCTTGCCGTCCATGCTGCCCGGCGTGCTGCCGCCCACGGCCATCGACTTCTCGAGTCGCCCGAGGCCGCCAGCCGCGCCGCCATCCATGCTGGCAGTCTTTACCTTCACCATGTTTTTCATGCGTCTGTCTCCTACGCGATCAGCACTTCTACCACACCAACTTGGCATTGGATATTGGTTAGCGGATTCCCCGCCGGGAGCCAACCAAACAGGGATATGGACCCCTGGCGCCCGGTGTCGGGACGTGGATTGAGAAGGCTCTGGGGGTCATTCAGAGCAACACGGCCAAGCTGGAGCTGCTCCTGATCAATGTCCAAGCAAACGCGGCACACGAGTAAGCCGTTTGGACGAAGATCATATGTCTCCGCATGTAGATCATTCAAATGAAAGTGGAAGCCGCACCGGTCGCAAAGGCCAAGAGCCCAAGGTGGCCTGATAACAGCTTGAGTAACTCCACCGGGCTGGCCCATCTAATGTACTCTGTAAGAGCTACCGCGGGGAGTAATTGAAAGTGTGGCTTTTTCCCTGTCCTCTTGCGCAGCCGCTAGGAAAGTAGCCTCATAGTCATTAGCAAGTCTAATTATACGTTGTTCTTGGAACATGACCGCCCACCGTGTGTCGGCCCGGTCCGCGGTCAAAACTTTTACTGCGAGATAGTAGGCTAGACCAGCGATTAGTGCTGGCAAGAAGCGAAAGGGCACATCTACATTGTTAGTGAACGCGCCCGGATCGTCAATACGCCGAAGAAACCAGTAATTAAGCGTATAACCAGCGATATCCGGGATAGGCCATACATGAATGACCGGCGCTGCCTGTTGCCGATCGATGTAAATTTCGGTAGGGCGCGCTGTAATCGTCGGATTAGTGCGGGTAGCTTGCGTAGAAACAGACACGCGGGTCAAATTGTACCGAGTGGTCTGCGTGACATTCGGGATCTGGATCATCTGTTCGATCAGATCAACAATATCGGTGCCGAGCGTGTAAGTATCCTGGCCGGGTGTAAGAACAAGATCGCGTTCCTCAACAGTCCAGAGGTTGACCCCTCTATTGGCCCACTCCAACATAAGTAAAGAAAGACTACGACGAGCACTCGCGGCTTCCCAACCATTCCGGATTTCTACGCCACATCTTTCGTAGGCCTCCTCAATGATGTCTTTCACATCCATATTGAACGAGGTAAGTCCAGAAAGGGCGATGGCAGCCTCCTACGAGATCTCAGGCCCCGACTATCGCACGAACGCCGACCACAATCCAGCCTACGAGGCCCCAGCTGGCGGCGGCGAGAATGAGCGTTTGGAGGCCTTTAGGCATGAGCACATTTGATGAGTGGGCGTGGGGCTAGAAGCTCATCGCCCCGTACCACACTCTCGGGGGAGTAGTGACGGTGCGAGGATCGACAACTTGGGCGGTCCCGGTCGCATTCTGATAGGCGGTCCAGCCCTGCGGCGTCGTGACAACAGTCGCTCCATTGCGTAGCGCCGCCGCGATACGCGACCGGGCAAACTGGTACACCGTGCCGTTCGGATCGGCGGGGACCGTTAGATCGAGCGGGGCTTGGTCGGCCAGCGCAGCATCCGAGAAGATGCGTAGGTTTACCGTCCACCAGGTATCAATCACGCCAGTGGTGAGCGCGACATTGCCGATTTCATCGACCGCGAAGTCAGGGGCGACGATGAACTGACCCGGATTATCGGGGTCGGCGGAGATAATATGCCTCGCCTGCGCAATGGCCTGCCACACGGCTTGGGTTTTGGTGCGGATGATGAGGTCAATCATGTCGAAAATGCCTGCAATTCGGCGTTGGTCGCCCGGCGGGGTAGGTACTTCAGTTTAAGAATGGTGCCGTTAAGAGCAATACCGTTGCCGATGTTAATGCCAATAGAAAGTTGAGTAGCCGCCGATGGCATTGTGATAGTCGCAGCCGTGATACAAGTGGCGCCATTCCTTGAGAATGCAAAGTCGTTGGCTTGCACTGCGAGGGCATGATTAAACAGCGTATTTGCGGGAGACGTGACGTTACCGGTTGTGGTTTGGCCGACACCCCCCGCCCCAATGCCGACGTTCATGACGGAGCCACTAGCCTGCTGAGTTATAATTTCGTTAGCGCTGCCAGATGCCGTCTGCAAATCGAAGAAATTACTGCCCGAAATGGCCGATGCCTGCGCGCTGTGCACATCGATAGTTGAGGCGAGAGCGCTATACGGAAATGCCGTCGTGAGCAGTTTGACCGAATCTCCCGATCTCGTCACCGCAGTAGTAGTCGTCGCAATCGGGGATGTCGCGTCTACGTTATTTTCGTTCTGGACAAAATCCACGGCAATCGCGTCACCGCTAGTGACAATACGGAAACCAACATTCGGATTGACCAGCGTCTGACCCGGTATTGACACGCGCGTCCAGGCCGCCGTGACGGTAACTGCAGTCCACGTGGTGCCGCCATCCATCGTCATGTTAACGACGCCGGAGCCAGTTATCCACTTGACGTAGGCCGTCTGGAAGGCTGCGTGGTTAGTCAGCGTGATCGCCTGCAAGATCGTGCCGTTCCCGGCCGTGGCCGTGAGGCTCGATGCGGAATTAACGATCCCGTCGATGCCGGTCTGGTCGAGCGCCGCAGTGATATTGCTCGGCGTCCACGCCGCGTTCGTAAGGTCGCGGTTCCACAGGACGGCATTAGTGCGCGTGCCTTCACTGCGCAGCCCCAATGCCGCAAGTGTCACGATATTATGGTCCCGCCGCAGGACATTGTTCCCGACAGTTTGCAGGATACCGTTGGCGTCGAAATAGGTCGCCGACGATGCCCGCGTGCAGGTCAGTAACCCGGCAGGTGTGCCAAGGTATTGGCCAGGGTTGCCGCGCACCAATGCGCTATTGTTGCCGAAGTCGATGGCGAGGCCGGACGGTTCATTGCCGAGGTAAAGCCCGGCAGGCGAACCGGCCCCGAACAACCCTGGCCCCTGGATACGGGAGAGCAGAAGCGCCGATGATGCTTCACCCGCCATTTAGCGGTACGCCACGGTCATGTTGGCGCCATTAGCCGTCGCGGTGATGATGGTCAACCCGAGCGCAAAGGCGACGCCGTTCGGCCCGAAGGTAATTGTCGTCGGCGAGACAACGGCGGTCGCCAGCGGGATCGCAATCACGGTCCCGGAGGTACTGGCGTTGTCATAGACCGTAGTCGTGTTGGTTGCAGTCGCTGGGCCATTGAAGGTGATCGAATAGAGGACGCCTGCGCTCGCCTTGACAACCGTTGTGGCCTGACCTGCTGCAATGTTTTTATACGTCGCAGCGGTCGGATAGTAATCGCTGGCGGGCACGGTAGGTACGCTAGCCGCCATAAGAGCCTGGCCCGCAGACAGCTGTCCATTTGGACTGATGGCGACGACGACTGCCTTGTCAACCGCTACTGGGGCAGTCGATGCCGCCTTGACCGCCGCGATACCGTTCGTGCCGTCAGTGATTTCGATCGGGAAGGGGTTGGTGGCCGTAGCGATCGTTGCGCCATCGACACCTTCGACCTTGGTAAGCGCACCGGACGCTTCAGTGATAACTGTTACCGGTAGCGGTGCGCCGCTGGTACCGAGCACTGCGCCGGTGCTATCGACCAACGTCACCGCCGGAATCGCTACGACCCCGTTGCCCTGTTTAACCAGCCAGCCGAGGCGCCAGTCCTGCAGTCGGAACTTGGAAACCGCCATGTCGTTCTCCTACGCGCCGAACTGGCGTCAGATTTCCTGCCAGATCATCGAGCAGGTGACCAGTGCCGTCTGCGCTACAGACGCGCAGAGGAAGGCGATCTGCCCAGGCGGCAGCACTAGCGGCGCATCGAGCCAACGATAACTGTTGAACATGCCGAGTCCGGGGGTAGCCGACTCGCTTGAAGAGCCGAGCCACATCACGGCGGTACCGCCACCGGCGAGTGTCGCTGTCGCCGGGATAAAGGTCATCGCCGAGCTCGTACCGGCGCCGAGATAGGCGTTCTTGGGGGTGCCCGCCGTTGCCGCGGTGATCGCCGCGCCGGCGGTGACCTGGTTGCCGGCCGCCTGGTTGGCGATACCGAACTCGCCAAGGGCGATGGTGCCCGAGGTGTAGCCGATGGCGACACCGAGCAGCATGGCGTTGCGCGTCGTCGAGGTGTTCCACAGCGCACAGGTGACGGCGGTGCCGGTGGAGATCGGTAGGGCAACACCAGCGGCAGCCGTCGAGCCGATGAAGACGTTGCCGGCGATGATATCAGCGTATGAGAGGGCCATTTACTTCTTTCCCTTGCGTTTGGCGTTCATGGCCGCGAGGCCCTTCTTGTCGGCTGCCAATTCCTTGGGTGAGCCCTCTTTGCCTTCCTTGCCACCTTTGGTATCGGCGGCAGACTTCTCGAAGTTCTTCATCGTCATCTTAGCCATGATCTGATCTCCTTACGCCGCGTTGACACCGATACCAGTACCGCTGCTTGGTGCCGCGCCGGTAACGATGACGCCCGTGCTCGTCGACAACTTGGTCACGTTCGCCCCGAAGCATTCCGGATCGAGGATGATCTGGCCGACGGTCAGCGAGGATGCGCACGCGATCGCCTGCGCAGGGACCGCTCCGGCGATCTTGTTGTTGATGAAGCCGCAACGCTTAAACAGCATCATGCGCTCGACGTCGGCGGCGCCGCCCGAATAAACCAGGCTGTTGGCGGTGTTGACCGCCTGGGTCCAGAACAGGCAGTCCGAAAACTTCACGTCGCGGCTGACCGAGCTCGCCGTAACGATGTTCTTGGTCAACAGCAGCGCCGGATGCAGCGAGGTCGCCGTGATGGCGTCCGCCAGCGATCCGAAGGTGCAGTTGGCAAACTGCGCGCTGTCGCCGTTGACCACGGCGTGCGCGGCGGTGGTCAGGTCGAGATGCGAGGACAGGTAGAATTCGCAATTGCTATACTGTGCGTACTCACCGCCCTCGGCCAAAGCGTAGAGGCCCTGCGCCACGACCGAATTGCTGATGACCTTGAGGTTGGAAAAGGTGTTGCGCGTACCGGTGTTGATGATGGCGGCGATGTTGGTCGCGCCGCTGCTCGCCGTGATCGAGAGCTTGGCGCCCTGACCGTACTGGCGCCAGGCACCATCGAGCCCGATGAAGTGCACGCGGCTGTTGGTTACGGCGAGCGAAGCGCTCAGCACGTTGTCGGTTGAACCGCCGCGGATGGCGATGATGTCGTCGTTGTTGTTCTTCACCCGGCTATAAGCGTACTCGACGGTCTTCCAGGCGCCCGTGGGGCTACTGCCGGAACCGGTGTTGACGCCGTTCACCGCGTCGACGAAATAGACGTTGCCAAAGGTGGTGGGGATGGTGCCGTTACCGACGGGCAGGCCGCCAAACTGGAATATGCCGTCTGCAAAGGTGGTCATGAGTGACCCTTTCGTTTCTGCAAAACTCGCCGTTTCCTCGTTGCAGCAGCACCGTCCGGGCCCGGCAAGAAACGGCTATATGGTCCCAGTGCCGCCGACCCTAGAGCAACGGGGGCAAAAAAGAAAGGCCCACGTTTGGATGGGGCCTTTGAGTTGGTACAGGGTGCTCGAGCCGGAGAAAGGATTCTAGCTCAAGCTCTCGATTGGTAGCAGCTGTTTGTCGGCTAGGATACTGGGATCTTGTGCTTAGCGTCTTTTAGCCGCGCGGTCCGCGTTAATCCACGGTTCAGGGACCACCCACTCGGTTAACGGATTTTCAATTAGGCGCGCTGCGGCTCTTAACTGCGCCCCATCTTCATGCAACCAGAGAACAAACCGATTGCACTCATCGTGTACGATAGCGCGAATACGGCCTCGATGCGGCCCGGTATGGGCGTGGTCTACAGGGTACGAAAAATTCCCTTCTTCGAACCTTTTTAAGCACACCGGGCATTTTCCGTTCTGAATAAACAGCAATTCCTTGTATTGCTCAAGCGTAATTCCGAAGTATTTCTGAAGCGACCGGTTGCGAATAGCGTCCTTATTGTCTACGTGGTAACTCTTTCCACACGCTATGCACTGCGATCTATGCTTGTGCCGTTTAGACGGGTAAAATTCAGTGGTAGACTTCCACTCCATGCATGACCCGCATTGGTAGAAACCGTTAGCTTCAAAAAAGGTTACCTCGTCTTCGCATTCTACACACCAGGTATGCAAAGTTCCTTGGTAGAATTTTCGGAACTGCTCTCTAGGAAGGTCCCGTTTGCATCTGGGGCATACTTTATTTGTTATCCAGAACTTTCTGTCCCGCTTTTCATACCGGTCCTTACGATGTTTCGATAGGCACGGACGGCACCAAGGGTACTTACCATCTGAACGTCTGGCCTCGTTCGGAAAGTTATCTAGCGGCTTCGTTGCTCCACATTTTGTGCACGTTTTCATACTTCGGCTCCCTTATATGCCTGGTATGTAACACACTTATGCGGAAGTTGCAACCAAGTTCATAAATTTCTAAAAACAAAAAGGCCCGCCGAGGCGGGCCTCTAAGTAGCTGATTTAGCAGCTTAATCAGGCACCCGGCGAAGCCCAAAGGGCTAGGAAGTCCGACACCCCGAAGGCGTACCTTTGGCGAATCCGATAACGAAGGTTGCCCGTATCAAAATCTCCGTCATTGTCTTCAGAGATAGGCACACGGTTAAAATACTTGGCCCCCTCGGGCACGTCCGTCAGCAGGAAGAATGCGTTCGGATCAGTTAAAAAGTGATTCACCGCGAACCCTTCCGGCACCGCCGCCGACGTCCGGATGGCGTTGACGTCATTGTTCGCCGTACCGGGCTGCAGCTGGGTTTCCAGCGTCCGGATGGCGGTGTACTGCTCGTCGACCGGCACGATCATCTTACGCACGCGTGCGTTGATGAGCTTGCCGCGGTCATCCGTCCACTTGGCGATCTGGATGGTGGCCGCCTCGAGGCTGGTCTCGTTCAGGTCGACCGCGACGGTCGGCGTGTTCGAGATGGTGGGGCCCGCAACCTGCGGGTGGGCGGTAGAGAACAGCGGGACGCTGTCGCCGACACCATAGCCACCGCTCGCGAGAGCCGTGAAGCCAGTATTGAACGGCACCATCGCGTTGATCTGCATGGTGTTGGCCATGGCGCGCGCCAGCTCGCGAGTGTAGCGAGCCGAGAGCGAGTCATACAGATTGTCTTCGAAGGCTTCCTGCGTCAGCGCAAAGCCCATCGAGTAGGTGAGCATCGTGTAGCGGGTGGTGTAGCCTTCCTGGGCCGTATCGAAGAAGGTAGCGGAACCTTCCTGCTTCTGCGGCGCTGTGCGGAAACCGGTGACCTTCTGGTCCTGTTCGAACGAACGCTCGGACGAGTGTTCGGTGTAGACTTCCGCGTGCTCCATTTCGTAGCGCGCGTATTCCATGCCGAACAGGGCGTTGAGACCGGGAAGCAGCTCGTGAAGGAGCTGAGCTCTGGAAATTGCAGCCATTTGTCAGACTCCTTTCTTAAACGCCAGTAGCTACGAGGAGCTGCTGGGTGTTGTTGAAGACCACGAGAACCTCAGTGAAGGCATCGCCCCACGCATTGTCGGGCGATTCGACCAGCCCAACGATGCGCAACGGCAGCGTCGAGGTGGTGTTGACCGAACTAGCGCTGAGCGCGTTCTTGCTCTTCTGCGGGAAGGTCGTATTGCCGGCGGTCTGCACGATCGCGGCGTTGTCGCCGACCGCCGTCAAGGCGACGGAGCCGTCGGCCTGGATAGCGTAAACGCTCCAGGTGAAGGTCTGCACCTTGGCATAGACGGTGTAGCCTGTGGTGGTCGAAGCCGGCCAGCACTGCGCATCATAGACATAGCCAAGCGAAGGGCTGACGTAGCGGCAACCGAGGAAGACACCGAGCGGCGTCAGGGTCGAGGTGCCGGTGTCCTTCTGGATAGTGCCGTCGGCGGCGATCTTGACCACGTCGCCGTAGAAGATCGAAGTCGCGTAACCATCGAGGACGGTATAGGTGTCGAAGCCCTGGGTGTTGTAGCCGGAACCATAGTTGGTTACCGGCACCATCCCATAGGGATATGCGGAAGCGGACATTTAAGTCCTCCTGAGAGCTGTCGCGCTTGTTCAGCGCGGGTTTTGTCCAAAGACGTTTTCACGCCGTTTCTTGAACAGCCGCTCGGCCACTTCGTGCGGATCACGCATATAGTTGTCTTCGGCGGCCTCAACCTGGCCGCGGGACAGCTTAGCGTAATACCGGCGCCGTTGTTCAACCATCTCATCAGGCATCTTGCAGAGGATCAGACCGCCGACTTCGACGATTCCGGTCTTCTGCGTAGCCCCGAGACCTATATCCGTCATCAGTTCCTGGTGATCCTCGGCGCGAACCGGCTCCCACCCTTCACGTAGACGCTTCTGATAGGTTCGATGGTCGGACTGGTTCCGTGACTCGGCCCTGCACCACCGGAAAGTATACCCATCTTGCGGGATAGGGTCGGGCAGGATCGTCGACGGTTGCCATTCACGAGCGCGTTCCGAACGCTGACGCGTTTCGAGCTGGCGCGGCGCGCGAGTTGTGGGAGCATCGAAGTCCCAGGGATCGTTGGCCATGTCGCTCATTGTGCGCCTCTCAGTTTTGCTTCGTATTGCTGCAAGGATTTTGCGTACTCTTTCAGCGGAACATTCAGTCGCTTGGCGAGAGCGACCTGAGACGAAGTCAACTCCACTGTGCGCGGTGCGCCGCCGACTGGACTACCATTGGGGCGTCCGCCATCGGCTACCGTGTTCGTTCGGCGGGGAGTGGAGCGTGCCTCGTCGAAAGGTTCATGATCTGGATATACCGCTTTCAAGCGCTTGTCCAATTCTCGTGTATAGGCTTCGCTATTGGGGTCAACACCTTGGCGGCTCAAGGTCTCATTGATGTGCAGAGCCTCACGGCTTTTTTCATCGGCGCCATTGGCATCGAACCAACTATTACGTCGCACCCAGTCAAGAGCGCGTGGCGCGATGCGCGGCGCCTGTTGCTGAACTGGCTGCTGTTGAATTGGCGCGGCTGGTGCTGCAGGTGTCGGGGCCCGGGTATTGATGGCGACCAGTTCGGCTTGGGCCATGCCCATGTCGGCGGTAGCTTTGGCGATGGCAGCGCTATTGCCTTCGGCATGCGCCTGCTCGAGCCGGCGAGAGGCATCGGCGATACGTGATTCCCGTTCGGCGCGCATGCTGCCGACCAGTGCGTTGTTGCCTGACTCGGTGACAAGGCGCAGGCGCTGGATCTCGGATTCCTGCGCCTGGATACGCTGTACTGCTGCATCGCGCTCGCGTTCAGCGATTTCTCGACCGCGCCGTTCGGTGTGCGTTTCAGCGCGTAGTCGTTCAATACGCTGGACGGTCTTTTTGGCCGATAGATTACGTAGGTCGACTTCCTGATCCGCTAGTGACGGTCCATGCCAGTCGCTATCTTTTCCTTTGTCGGCCTCGGGCGTGTCATCGACTTCGACCACCTCGAACGCGTCGGGGTCGGCGGCGTCGAGATCAATACGCACCTTGCCGGCGTCATCATCACCTGGAATCTCGTGGGTGTTGGCGAGAGGTGCCGTGCGGGGCTGAAATTTACCGCGGGCCATGTTCAGAACTCCCCAGTTCCGGGTAGTGCTTTTCCATAGCCTTAGCGTTCATCGCGGCTGAAATGGAGAAACCCTTCGCGCTGTCAAAAACATAGGAAACGTCATACTCAGCTGGCGGATACTTTTCAGCTATTTTGGCTTCGATAAAGGCGTAGATAGCCTCTTCCATTTCAGCGTGCGTTTCTACTGTGTCGGTCATGTTCAGAGCCCTCCAACTTCAGCGCCCTCGGGCACCGTGCCGACGATCTGGTCGTCGCTGAGCATGCGATACTCGACCATCTCACCAGTCTCGGTATCCTTGGACTTGAAACGCATGCCGGAGTAACGCGAGAACATGACCGTGGTGCCGACCTGGCACCAGGGCTTACCATCGGGGAAGCGTTTCAGGTCCTTGTAGCAGAGAGGACCCAGCGCCAGCACCGTGCCGATGACCGCCGCCGCGCGTTCGCGCTCATTGGTAGCTGTCAGGAGAATAATTCCGCCCCTAGTTTGCTCGGCCATCGTCGGCAAGGCGATGAGCATATTATAGCCAACCGGATCGGGCAGGATGATCATCTCGGTGGACGAATCGAGATCGGATGGCGCTTTCTGGGGGCCCGTCGCTGGTGCGGGCGAGAGATTGAGCTTTGGGAACTTGTCCTTGAGGCTCAGTGCAGCGTCAGTCTTCGGCATCGGGTGGATCGTCTCCTTGTTTGGTGGCTCGTTGTTCGTCCAGGAAGTCGGCAAGTTCCTTCAATACCCGATAGCGCGCCACAAGTGAAGCGTAGGCAGCATAGTCGGATGCGGCGCCACTCAGCAGCTTTTTGACCACATCATCGAGTTTGGTAGCGATTTCGCGGTCGATAGTGCTCATGCGTGCACTCGATAAGCGAGAATCAAAACACCCCAGAGTCGCTTGCCCCACACTTTATCGGCGCGAACGGATCGCCAGATAGTCATTCCACCGTATGAATGCTGTAGATGGGCATCAACAATTGTGCCGGCGGGTACAGGACAATTGGCGCCTGTATATTCGATCCACATCAGACGGCTCCCGGTGATGGCAGCATGCACTTTGGCAACGGAAGGCTTTCGCGCTCATCTTGAACTAGCGGAGTCATCTGATCGAATAACTTTTTATGCCGTTCTGCGGCTCGCTGAACGCATTCTCGGCCAGCTTCAACATCTCTGAAAGTCAGAGGCCCAGAAAATACCGCTGGCCCGAAACTATCGCGTTCCAGCCCTAATTCATCTGCCGTATCGCGCACGGGAGCTAGGGCGTCTGGCGTCAGGTACAGATCTTCATAGTACCATATATCAGGTACCTCGTGGGCGATAAACAGACGCAGCACACTTAACTCAGCGTTACTCTCACTATGAGTGAGCATCAGGCGGCTCCCGGTGGTGGCGCGCTATCGGCGGCGACCTTGGCGACGAGCAGCTTGGCCATATGGCCCATTACACCTTGCGTCAGGTCGGATGACATCTCAGCTTCCTTGATCTGCTCGTTGCTAAGCAAGGTTTTCGAGCTTAGTTCGGCGGCGAGCACGGCGCGATCGGTTTCCGACATCTCGCGGAAGATCATCTGCAAGGTGTTGGCAAGGCGATCCTGGCCCTTGGCGTCAAGATTGGCCATGCCGAGCATGAACTTGTTGTGCTCAGCCTGCTGTTTGATGTCGAGGGCGCGGGTTTCGTTCTGGATGACCGGGTCCTGCAGGTTTTGCTGTATCTGCGCTTGCTCGGCGTCGGCCTGGTTCTTGGAGAACAGCTTCTGCGCCGCCTGGGCGATGATGCCGGAGAGATTGTATTCGACGTCGTCGGGTAGTGGCTGATCTGGCGGCGGCAAGGGCGCCCCGAGCTGCTGTTCGATCTCGGTCCGGTATTCGAAGGCTAGATGCTCAAGCACATGCGCCTGCAAGGCGGCCTGGATGCCGGGCGCCGAGGGATTGTTAGTCAGTAGCTTAACAATCTGCGGGTCCTGCGCGGCCATCATGTGCACGGTGATGTGCGCCTTATGATCCTGCGCCGGGCCGGCTTTGACCGGCTGGCTATTGAGCAGGTGCATGTTCTCGGTGACCGGGTCGGCGGGCAGCACCTGAGTCTTGGGCGGGATATAGAGGCTTGCCTTGTTGCTGCCAAGCACGCCGATCATGTCGGTATGCAGCGCCGGAAGGTCATAAATCTGCGGCGCCGTCTGCGATAGCTGGATGATCGCCTGTAGCACCATGATGCGCTGCGCCATGGTGGTAGCGTTCGGATCAGCGACTGGGATAACGCTGACCTTCTGATAGTCGTAGTCTTGCTCGCGGGTAGACTGCTGCTCTTGCGGCTCGAGCTCGAACGGGTATGGCGTTTTGCCCATGAAATCGTGGGCAATCTCGGCGATCACCTTGAATTCGTTCTTGAAGCTCTCGTAGAGCCGCTGTTGGACCGCGCTCATCACCTTCATTGAGCGCTCGATAATGGCAAGCGTCGTGCCGACCGGCATGTTCTGGCCGGTCATGTCGGTGATTTTCATGTCGGCGACGGAGCCGATCCGGCGCCCTTCGTCGACGATCTGGCCCAAAAGGGCCGCGAGAACCGTGCTCGGCTCTTTGTAGGGCAGCGGGAAGAAGGATTCCCTGAGTGTGTCCATGCCGACGTCGACATCGCGCCATTCACCGGGGCCAATAGGCTCAGAATCGCCGATGATTCGCGCGGCTTTGGTCTTATAGCCGGCGGGCAGGTTGGAAAGCGTGCCGGCGTCGACGAGCTGGCGCAGGATGCTGGTGGCACTCTCAGTTAAGCCGCCGAGGATGTTGATCAGCCCGATGCCGTAAGGCCCGAAGCCCGGCATGTATTTGTGTTGGACCAGGTTGATCTGGCGTTCGAATGCCTCGTCGCCCTGTTTCCAGTTGCGCCGGATGCTCAGGACCTTCTGGCTCACCGTGTCGACGGTGATGACATACGGTACCGGCAGTTTGGTAGGGTTAAGGTTATCTTCCTCGAGGTACCAATCGATGTTCGACTCGTAGAGCCGGTGCAGATAGTCCTCGGCGGTGTTGGTGTTGGATCGCCCTTCGATGCGGTCCTTTTCCTGGCTGATCTCGTCGGTCTTGACAACGCCCATGCCGACATCGCCGATGTCGCGGTAGAAACCTTCGGCGATCTTAGCTTTGATCCAGTTCTGCGTCTTCATCAGGATGATGGCGAAGCGCTCGGTGCTTTCGAGGCTCGCCGCGCTATAGGGCATGACGACGTGCTCGGGCAGCACATATTCGGCAGCTGGAAATTTACGCCTGGTATCGAAACGGAATTTGCGGAAGACCGTGCCGGCGAGCGGTAGGTTGAACAAGAGCATATCGGTTTCTTGCCGATAGCCTTTGATCTTCTCGCAGGCCAACCAGTTTAGGTCGGTTTCGACGCGGCGCGCCTGGGCTTCCTTATCGTCGGTGACGCGCCCGATGATCTCGGTCTTCACCGGGCCGCTCGCCGGGAAGATGTCCATCATCTCCTGGGCGTTGAAGCGGATGACGCTTTCCAGGAGCATCGGATGGAAAGCGCCGCAGGCGTTCTCCCACGGCTCGGTGCGCTGCTCGTATTTCAGGCCGAGGAGAGTGAGACCGCGGGCGTAGGTCTGCCGCCACTCCATGCGGGAGCGATCGTCTTCATCGGTCAGGCGAACGATGTCGCCGCCGAGGCGGCCGAGATCCTGGGTAGTCAGCAGATCGCAGAGATTGCCATCGAACGGGATATCCGCCGCGGGGGGCTTAGGCGGTCCGTCGAGATTGACGATAGCCCCGCCGCTAGGCGTCGGCTCGATCGAGGCATTGCTCATATCGTATTGATCGAGGTCCGGATTGGCGATGCCCGACCCGATACGCGAGGCGTCAGCCATGCCTTAGCCCCTTGACGTAAGCGCTTGAAATTGGTAGCTTATTGGTTAAAAAAGAATGGAGCGCCGGGATCAATAGTACCTCCGGCGGCGAGCGCGGGGCTGGTCGCGCTCCTCTTCTTCATCGTGCTCGGTACGGATTAGGCCGCCGGCGCGAAAACGCATCATGGCCTGGACGGTCGTATCGACAAGATCGTCTTCTTCTCCGTTCGGGAAGTCGGCGCACTGCATGATGACCTCCTCGGCAAAGCGTGTGTCAGGCGCCCATACATAGCCGCTCGCGAAAATATCGACAATGATATTCGCGCGCGCGGTCTTGTCGTTCGTGCCTACCCCGCGCACTCCTGTCGACTTACCACGGCTGGACTTATCAAAAGACAGCGCTGGTATGCCCATAGCGCGAAATTCTTGTAACAGTTGTATTCCGGCGCTCTTGTTTTCGATCAAGAGGCTATCCGGCATGCTTTCTTCATAGAATTGCTTGGCTTTGGCCTTTAGCTCAGGAAACTCCATGCGGCGCTTGAACGAGCTAAGCAGGAAAATGTTGTTGATGGTTTTGCCGGTCTTCGAGTCTTCCGTCCTGAACACCCCCCACTCGGTCATGGCGCTAGGGTGACTTCGATCCTTTGTCCCTGTCGCGCAATCCCAAGATTGTATAATGTAATCGCAGGCGGGTGGCTTTCCCTGCCCCCAGGCGACGGCGTGCTGCGGACTGGGACAGCTGGTGCGCCCTTCCTTCAGGTCGACCTCTTTGTCCTCGCCCCAGATGCGCCAGTATTCGCGTTTGAGGATGGCCGCCGTGTCAGACGTCGGTTCCTGCATATATTGCGCCTGCCATTTAGCTACGGGCAGGGCCGCGCGGGTCTTCTGCAGTTCATCGAGGGGCCAGAATCCGGGCCACATTGAACGTTCGGTCGGTTCCCCCTCGTCCAGGATAGCTGGAAAGCTGATGACTTCCCACTTATCGGCGGGTCCTTCGGCATCTTGCATCTGTTTGATAAGTCGTCCGGCAATATCTCGCTTGGACCACCTAGTCATGGGTATGACTATCTTTCCTCCCGGCTGCAATCTTTGGCGGATTCCTGAAGAATACCACGACCATACCATGTCAAACACAGCGGGGTTAGTTTCTGCTTGCTTAGCCTCTTGTTCAGAATGTAAGTCATCCAGCACAGCTAGCGAGGCTCCTTTTCCAGTTACTTTGCCATTTACTCCGATGGCAAAGTATTCGCCTCCCCTGTTTGTATGCCAACCCGCTGCTGCTTGACTATCCTTAGCAAGCCATACGTTTGGAAACACCCGTTTAAACATATTTACTGTCTGGTCGGTGTCATTGTTATCGCCGCTGATAAGATTCCTTACCTTACGACCGAAACCGGAGGCTAGCGCTTCTGTATTACTAGCCTGAATTACTTTTTCGGTAGGTTTTCTACCCATGACCCATGCTGGAAGTAACCAGCTTGATAGCTCGCTCTTAGTAAAACGTGGTGGCATGTTGATGATTAGGCGCTTAATATTGCCTTTCACCACCTCTTCAAAGGCTTCAGCCATTATCGTATGGTGCGCGCCAGGAATAAAGTCTGGCCACATAAGAGTAACGAAGGGCAGAAAATGGTCACGTGCGGCTTGGATTTTGCGCATCTTCTCGCGCTCTTCCACGAGCGAAAGCACCCGGGCCTTTTGGATCGGGTCCAATTGAGCGATATTTCGGATCGCGAATTGTAGATCATGCTCGGTGAGCGCCATTACGCGCGTTCCTCGAGCAGCTGCAGGACGCGCGCCTTTTGGGCGGCGTCCAGCTGGCTGATGTTGCGCAGGGCGTAGTTTAGGGTCTGCTCGTCAATCACTTGGGCGTTTTTCGCCTTGGCTTTTTGTAGTTCTTGCCGACAAAGTATGCCATCGGGAAACGCTCGCCGTGCTCGGCGACGTGCGCTTTGTAGGCGGCCAATTCGACCGCCCGATCGGGGTATATGACTAGATTCTCGGGGCTATAGAAAGTCGCGGCGGTGTAGGCTGGTTTGGGTTCCCGTCGCGGTTCCAGATCCTCATGTCCGGGGTAGAAGGCGAACTTTGCGTTATCCGTATCTCGATCGCGTCTCAGGTACGCGTCCACGGAGCGGTTGAACTCCGTGGCATTGCGATTCTGCAAGCGCGCTTGGTGTTCTTGCGCTTGTATTTCTGGTAAGCGATAGAGCGCGAGATTGTCCTTGCCCAAATTATCGTAGGACGTCGGCATGCCTTCTGGCCAGTCTCCAGCGCTGACCAGTTCCCAGCCTTGGGCTACGGCTTGTTTGACGCGGGTAGCGTCAGGCGCGCCGCGTACCGACGTCCTGACCCACCAATAGCGGTACCGAACCATTTAATTGAGCGGGGCCTTTGGCGCTGTGACCAGCATCGGGTCGGTGACGTGCGGATTTTCGCTGGCCATTGGCTTAATGGGGGCCTGTCCGAAATGCCCGCTGACTGGCGGCGTACCGGTACCAGTGTAAACCGGTTCACTGGACCAGTCAGGCTTCGGGGTGTCCGGCAGATCGCCGATCGGCATGACGAACACCGGTTCCTCAGTTGGGGTGACCGGCGGAGCCGCGGGAGCGCTCGGGACCGGGATAGGAATCGCCGGGGGCGCGGGAACAGACACTGACACCGGGTCAAAATCTTCACCAGTGAAATACGCCGCGGCGTCGGGGGCAGCGCGTACCACGGCTTCGCGGTTGCCGGCGCGCGAGTAAGGCATGCCACGAGCGTCGACGGCGACATGGTCAGTGCCGAGGTTGGTCAGGAATTCGTTTTTGAAGACGTCTTTGGCTTTCATGGTAGGCGATCCTTGTGTCCATTGATGGTTGAGGCGGTTCAATAACGCGTAGACGGTCTCGTCGGTTTCGTCACGCATGGTCGTCGGGAAGCTTCCAGTACTTTGGTTTTCCATCATCCTCGACCAGGTCGGCCCATGGGTCAGGCTCAGTTTTGGAAATGGTCCGGGTGAGATCGGTTGGCTTGGCCACTCTCGTACCGTGCTTGGGGGCGGTGATCAGGCCGCGGCGCCGCAATTCAGCGTAGGCCTGGTGCACGGTTGTGCTCGAGCACCGGCAAGCGAGCTGGATTTCATACTGACTCGGGGCGCTGCCGAAGTACCACCATGCCTCGCGAAGAGCGGAATACACGTGCACGTGATAGATCGACATGTCCGGATGGACTTCGTGCGCCATTATTAACGGTCCCTATTGTTGGATCGTGTAGCACGGCTGTGCGGTGGTGTCTAGCCGCGGTCGCGGAAGCCGTCGAGTTCGGGGATCAGTTCGAGCGCGGCTTCGGCGTCGCGGTCGGGGTGAACATCATTGTTTTCACACCAGCGGTACAGAGACCTTCGGCCGCCGTTCCAGGCGCTGACGAGATCGTAGGAGCCATCGGTTTGCAGGCGGGTGATAGCCCATCTATTGCCTGACCGGAGCGCACGGTGCTTTCGGTCGAGCTCAATCATGATCTCGGTGTTGGTCATTCGGGCGCGCTCATGACGTTGAAGGTGTGCGCTTTGGCGATCTCGAGCAGTCCGATCAGTTCGCGGTTCCGCAGATAGCCGCCCCAGTTGTGCATCGTCGGCCACTCGTTGTCGGCGCCGGCGACGATCACCAGGACAGCATCGGCGGTTTCTTCGCCGGCCTCCAGGCGATCGGCGAGATTGCGGAGCTGATTAGGAATATCGTTGATGAGAGTCGGATCTTCGTGCAACTGGACGACATTGAGGGTCATTGACTGGGCGCTCCTGGGTTGGCGGAGGTCAGGTTAGCGCGGGGGAGGGGACTGCGGCAAGCCGGTCCGGTTTTGGTTTTTATTTTCTGAAAAATATAGCTTTTAGGTGAGAGCGCGACGAACAAGGCTAGTCCTAATCTATAGCTGGAGTCCCGCTCAGCCCGCGGTGGGGCGCCACCCCGCCACCCATCCGGCCACACGCGCCAATCCGCCAGCGCCAGCCGATCGCCGAATCGCCAACAGCCTCGAGCGCCGCGCCGCACATGCTCCAACCCACACCATCACGCATGAAACACCAAGGTCAACAGCATCCACCTCAGCGCCTCACGCATGCAGCCTTGGATGGTCACGCCCTAATCATCTGGGCTGACCATCCGCCGGCGATCACTCCGCCAGCGCAACGTTGGTGAAGCGGTGATCAGTAGCGACGGCGCGCATGCCGCGCTCGACTGTAGCGAACGGCAGGTAGCCGACATGCTGTCCGCCTTCAGCGTGCCAGCGGTAGGCTGTGACGCGCTGGCCGCGGCGCGTGGTCTGGTACGGCGCGATGTAGGCAGCGACAGGGCTGCCGTAAGCCGGCTGGTAGGTTGCGGTAGCGAGGTGGATGGCCATTTGGTTTGTCCTTTCAATTAACACCCCCACTATTAAGCATGCGCCGGGAACTGTCAAGAACAATCGATAGGTTGGCCATTCACCGAGGGGATGTGGGGCTGAATGTGGGGCTGATAATCTAGCGCCGCGATAACAGCTATAACTGACAAGGACTTACGGCCGAGGCTCGGCGGACACTACCTCCGCCAACATGGCACTGTTCGCTATCAGTGAACAGTCCGTTCGCTATTAAGCGGGCTTGTGTTTGCGACGCGAACGTGCATCCGCCGAAGGCGCTGGCGTGAACGGCTTGGTGACGATCGCTCGAGCGGAACCTTCGATAGTATTGGCAAGACTCTTGAGCTGCGCTTCGAGCTCCCTATCAATATCTTCGGGCGTTCTTTCGACGCGCTCGACGCGTGTGGTCTCACGGAAAAGATCAATGCCAACGTGTTTTCCGAGCGCTATGAGACTGGCAAGCTTTACACTGTCTTTGTCAGAATTGTCGGCGAGATACATTATCCTTTTAGTTATCCAATCTCTTGTTAGATTGGCGGCAAGCGTTGACTGCTGGTCCCTCTTATCTTGCAACTGGCGTAGCTTTGCCTGAACTCTAGGCAAGTGTGCCATGTCATACGCATGCCGACCTATAGTCGCTTCGCTCATACGACTGCAGTCGCCCGCCTGGCGATATGCTTCGGTATCCGTCAACCCGGAGAAGCAAAGCGAAACAAATAGTTGCTGGCGCGAGGTGAGCCCGTCAAGCCCGTCTGTATGATCGAGCACATCAACCGGAGTTGGCCGGGTGGTTTCAGCTAGCACCTTGAACCTATAAACCTTGCCGTAGCGTTGGTATCGCCTCGCGTTTACCACGCCGCCGCCAGCGCTCGCAATCCCCTAGCCGCGCCAGCCCTGACGATCCGGCGCCAAACTATTTTAGTGGGGGTGCTATTTAGCATTTGACACCACTCTGACACCATGAAATAGTCAGGTCATAGAGAAATGAAAGGAACCGAAAATGACCGCCATCAATTCTTACGCCACCGACGGCAAGTGCCATAACGCCAACTATGGCAGCTTTAACCACGAGTGCGGCAAACCCGCCACGTGGCTAGGCACAACCGCCGACGGGTTTACCTCCGGCTTCTGCGACCGGTGCAAAACGCAAGGCGACGAAGCCACCCGCTTCAAAACCTGGGCACCTATCGCTGCAAAAGCCTTTGAACCGCTGCTAGGCGATGAGCTGAAGGCGTCCGGCTGGAAACCGTCTCTCTGACACTTCAGCCAAGCGCGCCTTAACCCGCGCGCTTCACTGAGCCTGTCAACCATCCCCTCGAAAGGAACCGAAAATGCGCATCGACCGTAACCACCCCGCCCCAAAAAACTTCTGGTCCTACCCGCCCACAACTGAGACCCCGACGCTAGACCAGCTTCCTGCCGGGGCCTTCAACGGTACCTCAGACCAGTGGGAAAGCTTCTCGCCTGGCATGCGGCGAGAAATTGCCCGCGATGCTAAGCGGCGCCTCACCGCCGCCGCGCAAACCTAACGCTCAGGCCAAAGCGCGCCGACCATCGCCGCGCGCTTTTACGTGAACGCCCGCCCTCCCTGAAAGGACAAACCAAAATGTTCAGCCTTCTCGATGCCCGCGCACCTTTAACGGCGTACAACGCGCGCCCTTACAGCATCGCCGATCTTGACGCCCACCCCGACGCCCCGCGCCTTTGGGCGACAATCCTAGACCTCCAGAACACACACACACGAACGCGAACTACAGACGTCACACGACGAAGCAATTCGCGACGCCGAAAAGCAAGCCGACGAGCAAGCCTGGAACCAGGCAGCCGAACAGATCGGCGCCGCTACCGTAACCGTCGACTCTGATCCCGTTGGCGTCCTCATCCTCAATCAGCGCCCCGGAAAGAAACCCAACAAAGAGCTTAAGCAAGCCCTCGACGGCATGCTGGACAAGCTTGCCGAAGACCTTGCCGCCCAGCTAGGCAGTCTCACCGAAGACCTGGCCGAACTCGCTAGCGCTCGCTTGGAAGCGATCAACACAATCGCGGAAATCAAAGCCGAGCTACTCAAAACGCCCACTCGTGCCGGCATGGGTTGGCGTGCCAAACACGAGCTAGAACAAGGCCGCGTTGACACCGAGCTGTTGCTCAAAGCCTTCAAAAAGGAAGAACTCGCACACCTAGCGATGATCGCAATACGCGCCATCAACAAGATCATGCACGTGTAAACCTGAAAGGAACCCCGCCATGCCCTGGACCGACCTCGACAAAGACGAACTGATTCGGCGCCTCACCGAGGAATGCGACCGCGCCGCGCGCCATTGGCGCTATTACGACACCCATCCCGACGCGCTACGCATGTGGGCAATGCGAATCGAATCCGGCTTCGCGCCCAACGGCAACAACCTTGCCGCGCTATCCTTGGAAGCAAGCGCTCGAGCTGGCCACGAGTATCTAACCGAAACCACACCCTGAAAGGAACCGCTATGCGCATCCACGCCTCTACCCCCTCAAATTCGCCCACTGGGACCGTCTCGCTACTTTGGAGCCTATCCCATATCCTGCCACGCTCGCACGCCCTGACGCGCCTTGCACGCCACCAGGCGCACGCCCTCATGCGCCACCCTACCCGCGAGCTCGCCCTTGCCGCCGCGGAAACTTTGGCGCTCCTCCTCGACGCCACCGATGACGCCGAGCCTTTGGACGATGCCGATGATCTGTTGCTCGACCTGGAATTCGACAGCTGACCACGCTGGAAACCGTGCGCCGCCGCCCTGTTTACCGCGGTGACGGCGGCGCATTCGGCGGCCCTTTTCAAAGTTCTAAAACACCAAGATTGATCTATTTCCATAGGGCTATAGGGCACCAGACATATCTTTTACCGCTACTTATATGTCTAGTCTCCTATATGCTATCCAATCTTTCTAATCCTTGGTGCTTTAGAACTTTCTAACCGGCGAAAAAGCCTTATCTCACAGGTGTTTACGCTGCCCCAGCTTAAAGCACCAACGTTTCGTCGATTAGGCTTACTGCTGTCTTTTCGTTCAAACATCATTCATGGTAAGCGCTCGCACCAATGCTAACCGATTCACGCTTACCGCAATTGACACTCGGTGCAAAAGACGTTAGTATGCGTCAACTCAGAAACGTTGGTGCTTATCAAACCATGCCCGCAAAGACCCCCGAGACCTTCTCTCACGTCGAGCTTCTCCGGCGCTTGGCTTTTGACCCCGAAACCGGTGTTTTCAACTGGCGAATATCGCCATCGCACCGGGTCAAAATTGGCACCCCGGCCGGCCTCGCCCTGCCCGATGGCCGCAGCGTCATCACTGTCCAGGGCCGGCGCTATTACAAGCATCGCCTGGCTTGGTTCTATCTACGCGGCGAATGGCCGCCCGAAGGCTGGGAACCGCGGTTCGCCGACTTCGACAATTCAAACTGTTCGCTGGCGAATCTGTCCTATGTCCGCCCGACCCTGAGCGAGGATCCACACGCCATTGCCGCCCGCAAGTCGCAACGCCGGCGCCGCGCACTACAAAAGCAGAACGCCATTCGGCAAACTTCGCCGATCGCACATATTGTCCAGTCGCCGCTGACTAGCGAATGGCAGGTTTTCCATCCCGAGGACAACGGCTTGAAATACCTGATCGGCAACGCCCGAACTTTGGGCAAGGCCACCGAGATGTACTATGAACGCCTAGCCGGTGTTGATTTCGTCAACGCCCATCCGGCGCCTATTCCGCTGTTCACCGAGCTGCATACCCTCGCCGGCGACGAAGGCTCGCTGACCCTCGCCGAGGCTCGCGTTTGGCTCGCCTATGACCCGCGCACCGGCGCTTTCTATCGCCGCGCTCAGCACTCGCGCACCAAACGACGGGCCAAGCTCGAAGGTGAGATCGATTTGGCCAAGGGCGAGCGTGCCGACGAACTCAACACCAACGGCAGCCCGGTCATCGGTTTCTTTGGCCGCGATTATCCGGCCGCCAGCATGGCAGTTTTCATGCGGCAAGGTGTGTGGCCGGCCCGTCGCACCGTCCGATTCAAGGATGGCGACAAAACCAACACCGCTTGGGCTAACATCACCGTTCACAAGGAACTTGCCGAATGACCGCCGAGCCTGAATACGTTACATCCCCACTAGTCGCCGAAGGCGGCGGCTTGGTCCGCGAAATGCTGGACGATCACGCGCGGCATATTGTCCGGGATTACTCTGTCCACCAGTTAAAGCGCGATCACTGGATCCCACGTTTCGATCAGCTGCTGCCTGCCGTGCGCGCGCTCGCTGAACCGTATGAAGTCGTCGCCCTGGAAGAACAGCTCCTCCGGACCCAGCTCTATTCGCATCCTACCGCAGCCGAACTCAAGGCCATCGCGCAGCATAAAATGAACCTGAACCCGCGTTACGAGCTTGTGCAGCCGGACGAGCGCTACGTTATCGGCCAACTTCTCGATTTGCTGGACGACATGCCCGCCTATCTGCGCGGCCAACTCGATTACACTACGCGCGTCACCGCCTTCACCGAGCATGCCATCGCTTTTCTTGGAAGGAAGAAACGCAAATGACCGACCATGACTATACCCCCACCAATCCCACCGATCGCGTCGCCGCGGCCCTCGAGCGCATTGCCGCCGCCCTCGAGCGCGCCTACCCCGATCCCGCCCTCACTCTGCGCGACAGCCAAGTCAAGCTAGCGATTCGCTATCCCGTCGACGATACTGGCCAAGCAGCCTCTGACGCTTGGCAAGCACAGATGCCCAACGCCGACGAGTGGATTGCATGGTCCGGTGGCGAGTGCCCCGTCCCGCCCGACACACTTATCTACATACGTAACAATACCGGTTTCGAACCGCCGCCAACCTGCGCGGGTATATGGTGTTGGACCACCACCAACCTCATGAGTTCGATTGTTGCCTATCGGCTCGCCAAATGACCCAGGATCCCCGAACAAAGGACATCATCACCGCCGCCCTGGCCGCCGGATTCGCCTTCGGCCTGCTCGCCGGCGTGCTCCTCTTCACCATAGGAATTTTGCCATGAGCCCTGGATCTTTCTTTATCGTCGGCGTGCTTACCAGCAGCCTATTTTCCGTAGCTGCGATCATTTTAACCGGCTCACACGTACCAACCGGATCGCAGAACGCCTGCCGGTCCGCCAACCCCGGCTACGAATGCGTTGTCGGCTGGGTCAAGGGAGAGCCGTTCAAATGACCGACCGCAAAGCCGACCTTGCCCTGCTTCTCTTCGCCCTGATCATCATCGCCGCCATGCTGGCGGCACTCTGAAAGGAAACCAAATGTCAACCGACACCAATGACGATCTGCAGCGCGCCATCGAAACCACGCGCGCCCAGGGCCACGATATCGAGGAAACGCTCAAGAGCGAATCGCGCTCGCTCTCCCTCGCCGGCCGCAAGCTCCATAGCGCCGTCGCCAAGGCGGCCGAATATCAGAGCGCCGAAGTAACACGTAACCGCTCGCTCTTGTCCGAAATCGATATCCGCGGCGCTTTTTATGCCCAACTGCGCAACGACATCGAGGCAGTGATTTCCGAAAATCTTAGGCAGCGCAAGGTAGTCGCCGCGGCTTTAAGGGGTGGCATCGCAGGCCAGGCGGCATTCGACGCAGATTTAACGAGGAGCCCTGACGAATGACCCTCTTCGAATGGCTCTTTATCGGCGGCGGCGTGGTCATTGTCGTCATCTGCGTCTGGGTGCTGCTTTTCACTATTAATCTCGATTGAGCGCTTGACATCAGCAACGAGTGGTGTCATATTGACACCATCAGATCAACCTAGCGACGCTCAGGAGACGATGGAAATGACCTACACAATCCACATCGAAACCGATGACTGCACGCTTCACCCGGCAGTTGCGACCGTTTCCACGAAGACAGAAGCCAAGCGCGTTGCGGGACTAATCGCAAAGAACAGTCCTAACGACGTGCTCGCCGTAGTGGTGATGTCGGATGGCGTCACAATCTGGGAGGTCAAGCCATGAAGGCCCCGCCCGCCATCCCAACCCTCAACACCCTGAGCGCGCTCTGCCTGTTGGTGGCGTTTGTGGCCCTAATCGGTCGCGGGGTGGGTTGGTTTTGATCCGCGCCTGACCCTCTCGCCCTGCCCGCCGCAACGCGGGCAGCACCAGAAGATCGAAAGGAACCACGCCATGAGCACGCAACACACCCTCATCGAAAGCCCTCGCCGCTTTCGCATCCGTCATTGCGTCGGCAACGAAGCCGCATGGGCCCTAATCCTTTTACGGCCCGACGGAACCGAGTCCGATAGCTACGGTAGCTACACCACGTCATTCAGTTTGGATGCGCTTCTTAAAAACGCGGGTCATCTAACGCCGGCATCTTACGAACATGTGGAGCTGATCCCATGACCGACCAGCCCGACGTCCGCGCCAGACTAACGCTGCGCCTCCCCCCAGCCCTGCATGCGCGCCTCACCGCCCTGGCGGCGCTCAATCAGCGCAGTCTGAACCTCCAGATCCTATTGCTGCTCGAGGACGCGATCGACAACCCCGACATCTGGCCGAAAGCCGTATGGCAGTCTGAAAAGGAACCGACCAAATGACCCCGCGCAACCGATCCTATTGGACGCTCCACCAGGCCGCCTACCCCTTCCATGCGGAGTGTCCGACCATGGAACCAACGCCTTCCGACGTCGCGCGCACCTTCGACCCCGACGCCATCGGCAATTTCATTGCTGTTCCCGCCGGCGACGGCCAAACATGGTGGGGATTTGAAACCGAACTCGGCCGCGCGGCGTTCATCGCCACTTTCGTCAAGGCTACGGAGTTAACGCCATGATCACGGTAACCGCTGCGCAAGTACCAAACGCCAAATCCCGGTTCAAGCCACGCGCCGACGCGGGCGTCTTATCGGCGCTTTTGCAAAACACCTGGACCGCGGTGAACGCCCGCCTCGAGGCGGAGCGTGACGCCGCCGATGTCGGCGAAACCGTCGCCGCCCACCTCGAGCGCATCTATCCGGCCGACGACATGGCGGTCCTGACCCGCTATGGCGCCGCCAAATCGATCACCGAGATTTCGGTTCGCATCTATAACGCGGCCACAGAACATTGGGATATCAACGTCCGGGTCGATCTGCCGCGGTCTGTTGTAACCCCCGGCCACTATGGCGCTACGGAAGTGCAGGCGTGCGGGCGGCGCTGGTCGCGTGAAGAAGGGCGCGGCTTGACTGAGATCGGCCGCGCCGATCTTGCTACCTATAACACGACGTGGGAGCAGTATTGCGCTCGCCAGGACGCGCACGAGGCGTCGATGTTGCCCGAGCACGTCGAGCATTTTTTCACCGCCGTTGTCGAGGCGCGCGAAGCACACCATGCCGAGTATCGCCAGACGACCAACTGGCCCGCGGACCGCAAGGCGGCAACCGGTGAATGGCCGACATGGGGCGAGATCGAGGAAGCTTTCCCGACGTTGGGCGAGTACATCGCCGATTTGCGCGACCCACCGCACACTGCGGAGTTGAGCGGCGAAGCGGTGTTCGGGAACTACCCAGCGTAAGGAATTCCGCAGATGAACAACATCGAAAAAATCGCCCGCGCCATGTTCGTCAGCCGCCATGGAGCCGACAACTTGGACGGCCCTATCGCGCGATATGAAGTGCAGCGGCTAGATACGTCCTGCTACCGCATTCCACAGCAGGAAGAATTTATGCCCGCCTGGGCGATGTACTGGTCAGCCGCGAAAGCTGTAGCAGAGGCGACCGGTGTCGACCCCGATAACGCGCCTGTCGAATTGGATACGTGGATCCTGATTCGAAAAAGCGAGCTTGACCGGCTTAAAGGTGACAGCGCATGACCGACGCCAGCACCCCAGCCGATCGGATCTGGCACCCACTCCCCGGCTCGAGCCCGGTCACTGTTGAGCACCATGTTAACGGCCAATGTCGATGGCCCGTTGGCCACCATGGCGCGCACGTCTTCTGCGCCCTACCCGTCTACGCCGAGAACGCCGACTACTGCGAGGTGCACCACGTCTTCAGCGTGCGCGTGCTACCCGCTAAAGCCTGAAAGGAACCGACCAATGAGAACCGCCCTGATCCTCGCCACCCTCATCGCCGGGACCGCCCCAGCTTACGCCCAGGGCCCGTGCGATCCCGCCACCATGCCCCCGGCTTGGGCCCGCCAGCCGCCAAGCGTGACAACGTACGTCTATACGGATCCCGCCTGGCGCATGGCCGCGGACTGCCACAAGGATGCCGAGCGCATGACCGCCGTGCTCTATGGGTGCACCTACCAGCACGACAGCACCCTCACCGGCAACGCCATCATCATCCTTAACGCCGACCTGTCGCCAGCGGACCGCGCATGTGTCCTTATTTACGAGCAGGCGCATCTTCCGCCGAACAGTTGGTTCGACCCGGTGATGGAAGCCACGGCACCCGACGATCCCCGGTACGTCGGGCAGGGCGGCCCCCCGGTCAGGCCTGACAGCCCGACGGTTACCGACATCGCGGCGATGCCGACCGACAAACTGTTTCCGGATCAGTAGATGCCCCACGTCGAGCAGCGCATCCGTGTTGAGTCGATCTCCATGGCCCGTCGGGGCGTGCTGCGCGACGACAAGACCGCTCTGAAGTTCCTGATCAGCGAGGATCTGATCTTTGAACTCCTAAGAATGCACGACACGCTCTACAAGGTGTATTTCTTCGATCGCACGCCCAAGGCCGACCGCTACAAGAAGCACCGTATCGAGTTTGCAAGACTCCTAGACATGGGCATCCCGGCGGTCCTCATGCGCATCGAACCGCCGTCCTACGATCCGCACGGCGCCAAGTTCACACGCTACGGGCGCCAATACACGCTGCAGATCGCCGCACGCAAATTACGCGTCAAGCCGGGCCTCGCGCGCCAGAACCTCAGTTTCTACCTCGCCGAGGAAATGCGCGGCATCATGGTCAATTTCGCTGAGAGCGATATGATCCCGCCCGCCGACGTCGAGCTCGCCACGGGCGAGAAACCCATCCCACGCAATGACCAGGACATGGCCGTTTACCGGCAGGAGCATGGAAGATGACCGCTCGCCCCAGGACCAAGGCCGCCCGCCTGCGCCGCGCCTTCAAGGCCGGCATGGGTATCGTCAAGGCGGCGCAGGTGGCCGGCTGCACCGAGCGCTACGCCTACATGGTCGGCATCAGTTCTGGATATTTCAAACCGTCGCGCACCGGACGCCCGAAGGATGACGTACTGCGCCAGGCGGTGATCGACGGCTACGCCAAGGGCCTAGCCCCAAGCGCCATCGCCGCGGCCACCGGCAGCACACCGGCGAGCGTGCGCGTGCTCGCCAGCCGGCTAGGCGTCACCAACGATCGCAAGGGCGCCGTGGATCTCCGGCGCGGCTTTGCCGTCCCGCTCGAGCTGCTCGCTGACTATAGAAATATAATGCGCAAAGGCCTACGCGCCGCAGTGGCCGCGCAAATGCTCGGGATCATTCCTTGAAACAGCGAAGACCCGGAACGCTTTCGCGATCCGGGCCTTCTCTGAAAGGAACCATCCCAGAGGACGGCGGCAAAGGAAACCACGCCTTTACCGATGGCTTATATAGCCGATCGGTTACGAACCGTCAAGCTCATTGCCGGCCCTCAAGCTCATAGTTTGGCGAGAAAGTCATTTCCCACCACGGCCCATGAAGCATTTCATTATCTACACCCCACACTCTTCGAAGTCGCACTACTGGCAGTCCATTTGAGACAGCGACGGAGAAGGCCCGCGGGCCTTCCCCTAGACCGCCTTCAAATCTAACCGTGGGTTCTGCATAGCTGTGCCCCGGGCCGCCTTCGCACGACTTGAACGTCTCAATCCCGCCAGCGATCGGCAATGGCCGCGAGCGCCGCCTCGTATCGCGCCACCTTCTCGCGGACGTCACGAAGCTCGGAGGCCATGGACCGCACACGCTCAGGAGAGAGGCGGGCGATGTGGGCGGCGTTGACTGCTGCATGGGGTTCTGAGAGCCGGCCGCACGCCCCTAAGTTCTCGCCAGGGATAGCGTTCACCGGCCAGATGATGTGCTCTTGATCATCCCATTCAGTGCGCAGGCCGCCCTCGTCCCAATACCACGGCCCCGGCGTGACTCCGATTGTGCCGTCGATGATCTCGACCAGTTCTTCGTCGCTCAGCTTGGTCATTTGGGGTTGCTTTCAAGGGCCGGTAGGTCAGATGGTGGAGACTGATATCTGCCGTATCCAATGCGCACCAACTCGCCGGTTTTGGTCAGGTAGGTCAGCGCATTGAATATGGCTTTGCGTGGGAATCGGTCAGCCCGAATTTCTGATGCGACCAGGATTGAGTCTGGTTTTATCATCGACCGAACAGTTTCAAGAGCATTGTCCGATTCTACGGCGTAGAGCGGAATCGTTCTATGGGGCGCTCCAGTCGGGAACTCGATGTCCATGTCGCCGTGGACTGTGTCCGTCAGGGCCTCAGTCCAAAGCAGCTTTGCGGGGCACCCGTATTTATCCAGCACGGCGCAGGCGATTGGCTTGGTCATTTCACCGACTCTCGGGCGGTGAGGCAGTTCAACTGGAGCAGTTGTTGTCTGGGCCCTATCAGGGGCGGTGACCGAACCAACGCGCGCCATCGCTGCTGCTGCGAGCAAATAGCCTAAGTTTTTCATCACTTCACCCCCGGCTTGGATTGCGGGAAGGCAGCGGGATCCTCTTCAAAATCGAGGTCGCTAAGATCGCACGACCGGTACGCCGGAAAGTCCCGACTTGATGGCCAGTAGCGAATCCAGCATGCGCGTCGAGCCGGAACGGAGGGGTCGGTGCCGTCCTCCGCTAAAATTTCTACATCGGCGTTCGGATAGAGCACCGTAGGGTCACCGGCCCATTTCGCCACGCGGCGGCGGCCCTCGTACTTCGCCAGCTTCTCGCGAGCGTCACGAAGCTCAGTGGCCATGGACTGCACGCTTTTTGGAGAAACACGAGCTATGATGGCGTCCCACCCGAGCGTGGCGGGAAGGGCATCCAATGCGGCCAGTATGTCGTCGCTCAGCTGGGTCATTTCACCGACTCCCACGCTTGGAGGAATGCGCATGTCAGAGCTAGTGCGGGCGTCTCGCCACTCTCGTAGATGTCCATTTCGGCGGGGAATGGCTGCGCTTTTGGGTAGAGGTTTGCCTGCGGCTCCTCGTCGATCCACACGGCCATGTTCCACCCCGGCAGCTTCGCCTCGATCAACCCGATTATGGCATCGAGTGAGCCGGTGTAGGCGGGGAGCGTAATGATGCGGGAGGTCCAGCCTCCGTCATAGACAAGCCGATAGATCTCCGCATCGATCTCCCGATCCGGCCCCATCGCCTGTCTCGCCCGATCTAGTATGGATGCAATGTCGGTCATGGTTTGGTTCCTTTCAGCGTTACACGGTTCTTAGTTGGTCTGCGGGGCGCGTACCCGGCGCCGTGGCGCGTTGACGGCCGCAGCCGCGGCGGCGGGGACGGTGAGTTCGCGCATACGGGCCTCGACCATGGAGCGCAATTCAGCGCGATCGCGATCATCGCCCAGATCTTTGAGGAAAGCCTTCATGTCGGGGTTCTTGATCGCCAGGGCGTTGATCTGCTCAACCGAGGAGGCGAGCTTCAGAAAGCTATCGACCTCGGCGAGCACCGAATCGATGATAGCACCAGTCGAGCCATCCTCCTCACCGAGAGCGTAGAGATCGACGAAGATCGGCAGGCCGTCCGGCTCGCGTTTGAGGATGACATTCACCACCGGCGCGTCGTCCTTGACGTACTCCCCACCATCTTCGCCGGGCAGCACGACATCGGCGTCGCCCATATTGACGTGTCGGGCATCGCCACCGTTCATCTGCCCGACGCCTGGAGGCGGTACGGCGTTAGCGGTGGGCGCAGCAATGATCTGCGGCGGGAAACGCCCGAAGACCACGGCGAGCAGCGACTGCTCGAGTTGCACACGCGTCACCAGCGTGACCGGTCCGGGCCCCGGCGGCAGGCGCAGCGTTACGGTGTCGAAGAATTCCAGGCGATCGGCGGTCCGCCCGATGTGGATTTCGGTGTCGACTAGGATCGAGCCGTCGGGCGTCGGTGTGACGTTCTTCTGCAATAGGCGGTACTTCCAATCGCTATCGCGGAAATGCTGCGCTAGGCTTTCGTAGGGCACTTTGACGCTGTCGAGCAGGAACTGCGCGAATTCAGTCGCCCAGGTCGGGGTTTTGGTGGGGGGCATTATTTTTGTCCTTTTAGAGGTTCCAGGGGTCTGGAACGGGGAGTGGATAGAGGTCGGGCCGCAAAGCTTCCTTCGGCACGCCGAGGATCGTCGATAGCGCCAGCACGCGCTCAGCTGGCACGCGCTTCCAAGCGCTGACGGCGGCGCGGCTGATCTCCAGCCGTTTGGCGATATCGACAAGATATTGCGTGGAACGGATATCCGCCCAAGCTTGTTCGGGGGTCTTCATGAGCGCTTATATAGACCGTCGAAAAATATTTGTCAACCTGAGCTTGACAGACTGGATTTGGATCGACTATAGGTGAGGTCCGCTAATGCAGCCTTGACTGGTGAGAAGCTGCTGAAGAACATGTGAACCGGGACGCACGCGCAACTCGGATAGGCCAGTCAAACATAGCCCGTAGGAGGGTCGCTACGCAGGAGCGTTGATAAGGCCACCTGCGGCTAGACGGAAGCCCGAGCCGTTGGATTCAAACCCAACAGGGCAACGAATTCTCGCTTCCCGACTATTTTCCGACGTCTCGGCGCCGGGGTTAGGATGAATGCAAGCTATGCCTGCCCCATGTCGGGTCAGAAGGACAGGCTAGAAACCGGATCGGTCAGTAAGGCGGTGTAGGCAAATCACCAGAAGCCGGGAAAATGTAGCCCGACGTGGCCCCGAGTCGTTAATCGGGGCAACAAATTCGCCGCGCCAGCGCGGCAACGATACCTCTACTCAACTGCGCCTACTCGGCTTTGTTGGGGAGGAAAGGCGCCGGGGGCGCTTTACACAAACCCCCGCTCCGGGCGAACCCGGCGCTGAACTTTTTGACAGGCGGACCGGTTGAGCCAAAGGGGACGTTTGGCTCGTTGGTCAACAACCGGTACCGAGCGGAATCCCCACGGCCTGTCAGATAGAGGGTGGCGCGACCGGCCACAACGATACGGATCGCGCCACCCCGATTTCGAAAAAGTTGCTAGAAATTCCAGGAGCCGAAATGACCACTCCCTCACGCCAGGTTCGCCGTTACCACGCTCGCGTGGCGGCCAAGAAAGCTGAAACGGCTGCGCTGCACGAGCGCCTGAAATTGGCGCAGATCCGCGTGCAATACGACCCGCTGCCGGCTTCCAAGCTAGCGCGCTCGAAATACATGCCGCACCACGGCAAGAAGGAGGCTCACAATGCCTGACGAAGGTCCGGAGTTTTTTGTAACTGTCGGCGCGCTGGTCGCGCAGTTGCTGAAGTTCCCGCAGGACGCCGAAGTGCGACTGCTCGATGCCGACACCGGTTGGCAGATGGTTATCGACAAAGTCGAAAGCCGCGAAAAAGGGCGAGTGCTGGTTGGCGCCGACTATTACAGCGCAGCAAATTACGGCGAGATTAATAGGGTGTGTAAATGACCGACAACCTCGCTGAGCTGTTTGTCCGCGCCAAGCAGCTCTTGGACGCCATGACACCACAGGAACAGGAGGCCCTGCTCGCCGAGCAGCGTACCAGTTATGCGCGATCGATCGCCAACTGGCCAAAGCCAAAGTACCGCTGGATTGACGGCGTCAAGGTCTACGACAGCTACGAGGACTACTGCGATGACTAGCGGCGACGATTTTCATGGCGACGACGTGAACCTGACTGATCCGCGCTCGCACCGGTTCATGGCGAACCTTATCGCCGTGCGCGTTCTCACCCTGCTCGAACAAGCGCACGAATTCCCCGCCGATGGATCGCGCACGCGCATACACGCTACGATCCATCAGGCGGTGACGAGCGCGCTGGAAGATCTTGCAACCGCTGATGTGAGGCTAGGATGAGTAATATGGTTTTCAGGAATGGCGGTTATTGGACGCGGACGACCGAGATGCGTGCGCACAGTCGGCGTGAGGCGGTCAAGAAGTCTCGCCAGTTTTCGGATGGCTGGCATTACACATGGTTCATCGAGCAACTCTGGATCGGACCGGCTGATGAGCGGGAATGGATCGCGATTCCGGAAGTCAAAGAGTGGGAGACAATGAATGACTGATGATCTCAAGCCCGGGCCGCCGGTGAGCGGCTATCGCTCGCAATCCGACGCCAACATCGCGCTGGTCAACGAGTTCAAGGTCGACGAAGAACGTTTGCTGCGCAAAATTGACGCTCTGATGAACGAGGTCCCTGAATCCACGTCTGCGATGGTAACCGACCAATTTGGTTGGTTGCTGGAAGCACGTAGTCATATCCAGATTGGTTTCATGGCGCTCAACCGGGCCGTGTTCCAGCCGGGGCGCGTCAAGCTGCCGGAGGACGAGTGAATGACTGACACCATCGCCCCCGAGATCGGCAAATTCTATCGGACACGCGACGGCTATTGCTGCGGGCCCATGGAACGCGGGTCAATGGATGGTGATCTACTCGGTTGGATCCTTGGCGCTGGAGGGCGTAGGTACTACCTCGACGGCCGGCATTTCTACGGCAACGCCAGCCTGGATCTTGTCGCCGAGTGGACCAACGCGGATGATGCGGACGAGGTCGTCCATAACCGGATCGTGGACGAGTTTACCGATAGCGAGCAGGCTGCTTCGGCTCGTTGGCCTGAAGAGACGTCGGAAGCTCAGACGCTTGTCGACGCCCAGTATGCAGACCAGGTCACGGAGGTGCAGTTAGACGGAGTGTCGTGGGGAAAGATAGCCAATGGTACCAGCGTAGAAAAACCGTCGACTGCGTACATTGTCATGCGTACCCAGGTTCCGCCTGTGCTCGAGATCGAAAACGGGCGCTTGGTGATCAAACTCGTGCACGAGAACCTGACGCTCATCGCCGAGGTCGGTGACGGGCGGTTCTTCTTTAGCCAGGTCATCGCCAAGCTCGTCGACCCCGCGCTGCTCGCCGCCCACAAGACCGCGCAATTCGTGCGCGAGTACGCCGCCCCTAACGATTGAAAGAGGTTCGCCATGCCGTTGAAGAAGGGCTCTTCGAAGTCCGACGTTTCTTCCAACATAAAAACAGAGATGGCTGCGGGCAAAAGTCAGCGGCAAAGTGTTGCCATCGCGCTGAACGTCGCCGGCAAGAGCCGGAAAGGCCCCAAGAAATGATCGAAGATTGGACGGCGGCAAGTAACGTTGGCACGTGGGAGATTCGCGACCTGACATCGAATGCGGATGGTCTGTCGGGCGAACGATTCGCGGCGGCTATCCACGCCTTGACCGTCAAAGCCAAGGCAGTCGTCGACGCCGTCTCGCGCGATGACAACGGCATCATGGTCGCCGGCCAATGGACAGCATCGAATGGCGGCATGCTCAGCCGAGAAACCATTGCCGCCGCCGGTGCGCTGCGACGCGAGCTGGAGAACTGGAAAGCGAGGTGATGCCTCTTGGGTCCTAACGTTCCTCAGTATATGCGATGAGGCCTCGACCGGGCAACCGGTCGGGGCCTTCGTGTGTTATAGAGGTGGCGCGCTTTCCGCGCGGAGGCTTACGGCCATGAGCGTAATTACCACGATCGTCATCATCCTCGTCCTGCTCGGCGTCATCGCCATCTGCTACTTCCTGTTCCAGTGGGCGATTAACTCAATGGGCCTCGGTGAGCCGTTCACCAAGATCGCCAACATCGTGCTGGTCCTAGCCGTGCTGATCGCCGTCCTACTGGTGGTGCTGCCGCGGATCCTAGCGCTCGCCGGCGCGGCGTGAGCCTTTAGGCCGGCCTTGTAGCCGCGTTCGCGCCGGGGCAGCCGGCGCCGCTGCCTCGCGTAGCAGCCGCATAAACGCGAGGAAGCGCGGCATGGCGCCGCGCGAGCGGGCGAGCAAAGCCTTGTTCTGGTTGTTGGTCATAGGCTCCTGATCGCGTGGATTATTAGGTTCTGATCGGCGTTCTTTTGCACCAGCACATCGGACACCTTCTGATCGATGGTGTCGCGCGCCAGGATGTGATGACTGTAGCAAGCCTTGGTCTGACCGCGCCGATCGATTCTTTCACAACTCTGCTTGAAGGCATCTAGGCTCCAGGGTAGGGCCAGCCAGGCGATGTGGTGGCCGCCATACTGCAGGTTCAGGCCATGGCTGGCCGAGTTATGGACGATGAACGCCTCACCAGCGTCATTTCGCACTACGAACTGGTGGCGGGGACCGCAGTCGACGAGGTCGTAGACTTTTTGCGAAACTTGTAGCCCTTCCGGCTGACTCGCCATCTCGGGTAGGTCGATTTCAAGTACGCTGCCATCGCCGCGTCTCCGGTTCCGTACCGGTTGAGATAGTACCTGATCCCACCTTTCGTCACGTCCGCGACGCGACAAAATTCGGAGAAGTGCATCTGCTGGCCCTTGTATTCCACGATCCGATTGTTGCGCTTGTTGGCCTGCTGCTCCATATTCGTAGCCCAGCAGCAGTTCTCCTTGCAGTAATTGCCGTTCACATTGATGCGCTCGATTGTCAGGTCGTCCGAATAACCTTCCTGCATGTCGGCCCAGAAATTCTGAAACCGTTGCCAGCTTGGATCGACCGTGATTCCACGCCCGCCGTAGTGCTTGTAGCTCGGGTTTTCTGGGTTCTCGATCCGGTCCAGCAGGCCGCGCCAGGTGCGATACGGGCGCGAGTTGGTCATATAATGGAAGGTCTCTTTTATGCAAAACGGGCAGTAAGATCGTTTGGTTTTGTTGGCCCTTACCGCGTTCTGAAGGAGCATCTCCACCACTTTCCCGCAATTCAAACAGCGCACTGACGCGACCTTCAGCGCCTGCGTAGTGGTAACGCGCCGCTCGGCGAACACTTCCAATATCTCGTACATCTTCGGCCTTTATCCACTCGTCGTTGACGAGGACTCGGTGGTCGGGCGTCATCACAATTCCGAAGCGCTCGATAACCGGGCGAACCCCGGACATCTGGCAGCCGCTATGGGTGACGAACTCAATCCCATCGAACACGCGCTCATCGGCGCGAACGTCGATGAGCTTCTTCCATCCGGCTTCTTCAGTCAAGACTAAAGTGTCTGGATGGAGGCAATTCGGGTGGATCGCCAGCACCGGCAGCTCGCGCTTGTTCCACTTGGCGATGTGATCGCTAGCCACGGCTGACGACACGCCCTGCCCAAGGTATGGAATGCCTTTCCAGATCTTGCGCAGATTATCCAGATCCTGATCGAAGGCGTATGCGATGAGCAGCGGTTCCCGGCCCATCGAATCGATCAGCTCAGCGATCGCCTGGGTCTTTTCATCGTGCAGGATATGCACAGTGCGCCGGCCCTTGTCGTCTACCTCGTACAAATACCCTTGAACTATCTGCCGGAGCTTGGTCGACGCCGCGGCCTCGCTCATCGCGACGATCGGATCGCCGTCGGGTAGGCCGAGCGCCGCGAGCTCAACGGCCATGGTCTTTTCCATCTCATCGTATGCGCCGCGCGCCACTGGCGGCAGGTCAACCATGATCTGCCGGTGTGTGATGTTCTTCTGATAGGCCAGCTTCTCGGCAGGCACGCGGAAGGCGACGCTGTTGAGGTCGTTCATCAGCAGGTCAAAGGCGCCCAGCTGCAAACGCCAGGTGTAGCCTTGATAATCCGCGGGCGTGAAAAACTTCTGCCGCCAGCTATAAAATGAAGAGCCCCATAGACGCCTGCCGGCGACCAACTGCACTTGGCCGAAAAGGTCCTCAGCCCCCTCCGGCGCCGGCGTGGCGTTGAACCCCCACCGGATCTTGGCGTGGGGCATGTGCTTGCGCAGCGCCTTGTAGCGCGGTGATTTCGGATTGCGTGCGACCCGCCCGGTCTCATCGACGATCCATAGATCGAACGGCGACTCGCCGGGGGCGTAGAGATCGGTCAGCCATTCGATGTTCTCGAAACTGGTGACGTGCCAAGCCTCCGGAGGCATGGTCTTTTGAATCGACCTGTTAACTTCCCTTTCGTTCTTTAACAGGTGCTCCAGCGTGTGTTCGATCTCCCGCCTTTTTCGAACATCTTCGATTTTGGGTAGGCGCTGCTCGGCATGCCGGCGGCGGCCGTAGAGCTGCCGGCTGTCGCGCCAGAGGCTTGGGGCCCAGTTGGCCGGCTCGCCGCCCCACTCGACCATCGGTACGTCGTTGAGGTGCGCCCACTCGGCGCGTTCCTGGGGCCAGGTGTTCTGGGCGACGCGCAGCGGCGCGAACACTAGCGGGCGTTTGATCACGCCAGCCGCGCGCAGCTCCTCGCCGGCGGTGAGACCGGCCACGGTCTTGCCAAAGCCAGTCTCGAGCAGCGCTAAGCGCTCATCGTGTTCATAAAGGTCATCGATGGCTTTTTGCTGCAGTTCGTCGAGAGCGCTGTAGGGGCGGCCGGTCATCCTACTTTGTCACCCAGCGCGGCTCGTTCGGATCGAACCAGCGGCGCTCTGTAGCGCTTAGCGGGTTAGCGGCTAGCTCAACTTGGTCCATATAGCGACGTACCTCATCGGCTTTGTAACCACGCTGGTGCAGCTTCATTACGAGCGACATGGCTTCTGGGTCGTCTTCGATATTCTTCTGTGCCATCGTCATTCCTCCGGTCAATAAACTTCGTCCAGCGCCAACCGGTGCCCGGCTTCTAGTTCTTTGATAAGGCGCGACAAGTCTTCGATAATGTCAGCGTCAGAGGAAGCGTCACGGGCACCATAGAGATAGGGTAGGTTTCCTTGGTCAAGTTCAACGTTAACCGGTTCGCCGAAGTGCTTACGCAACAAAAACTTTGTGCCCGTGCTCAAGCCCTTGTCGACGCTTGGGCGAATAATTTTCCATACCAGATTGCTGCTCATCGCCATTCCTCCAGGATTGAATCGAACTCGGCGTCGTTGTCCACATGGTACACATGGAAGCCGAGCAGGTTGAGCATGAACTTGAACTTACGTTGTTGCGCCGACACGACGCCGGTTTGGGGTCTTTTAAACTCGCAAAACCAGCAGCGTCCGTCGGGAAGCAGCACTGTTCTGTCTGGAAATCCTCGTGACCCCGCGAGCACCAATTTAAACGCCTTACCTCCGAGCGCTTCTATTTTCTGCACGCACCGATCTTCGATGGAACGCTCTAACTCGCGCTGCTTCATTCGGACCTCGCGAAGACGCCAAAGTACCTTGCAGCGGCTAGACAATATTCTTCGTGTGCGGCTTGTTCGGTAGTGAATACGCCGAGGTGAGTGTTTATGCCGCCGATACGGATGATCGACCGCCACATAAGCTCTCCAGAGGCCAGAGTATGCGCTGTGAAAGCACCTTTTAGACCCGCCCGAATTGCTTTTTTGTGGTGGTTATTCTGCGACCACGTGGCTACGCGTAGATTTGATAGCCGGTTATTTGCGCGATTGCCGTCTACGTGGTCGATGGCAAATTCCGGCCAACACCCGTGAGCGTGGGCCCAAGCTACGCGGTGAGCGTAAAAAGTGAGCCCTTCCAAAGTGCTTTTTAGGTAGCCGTTACCGTTAGCGCGTCCGTAGATGGCCCCGGCCGCGCACCTATGTGAGTTGTGCCTTCGCGTTAGCACGCCGGTAAGCGGGTCGTAATCCAGCCAATAGCGAACACGTCTAGCGGGTAGCAGCAGCTCGTTAGCGCGCATCTTTGAGATGAGCACGCCGTCGAGCTTGAGCTTTAGCGCCTTGCCGCCGATCGCTTCGACCTTGGCGACGCACCTCTCCTCGAGCGTCCGCTCCAGTTCACGCTTTTTGGGCATCGGCATTCCTTTTCTGCCGAGCAATGATGGCGCAGGCGACGTGCTGTACCCGCCAACCCCCGGCGTACCGTTCGAAATGGCCTTGATCAGGGAGGACCGGCTTGTTGCATTGGTAGCAGATGCCCGGGTATTTATTGCGCATCTTTTACGGTCCCTTTCAGCGGCCCAATTTATGGCTTGTAATTAGCAGATGAAGCTGCTAGGTGTCAAGCATTGAAACGCGAAAGGAGCCACGGGATGCTGGACTTTATGATCATCATCAACGACGACGGCGAACTTAAGACGGTAAACGCCAAAGAATTGCGTGCCATCGGATTCGCCTATGGTGACGTTCTTGACATGGCGCTCAACGCCGTCCTTGACAAGTACGCTGAAGACGCGGGCACCTACACGCCCGCCGACAATGACACGCCGATGATCCTCACCGCCGGCGAGGACTGAGGTGAGCTTGGAAGACCTCGATCGCGGCGACAAGCGCGAGGTGCACTTGCATCTGTTCGAGCGCGAGCTCGTCATCCTCGACGCCCTGGCGCGCAAGTACCAGACCAGCCGCGCGGCGATCGTTGGCGCCCTGCTCAAGGACTATGTCGACGCCAAGAAACCTGACCTCACCGGCAAGGTGCCGGTCAGCCTCATCGGTGCCCCGCGTTCTCGGCGCGCTGGCGCCGGCCGCCCCGCTATCATGGATCCCCCCACAACCGATACCTTCGAAGATTGAAAGGAACCGCCTTGGAACGTTACCATTGGCGCGATGAGAACGTCCCCGGCGGCGCTGGCGCTAGGCTGCACATCTACGATAGAAACCGACGTCTGGAGCCGATCGCCGTGTGCACCGATCCCGACGTCGCCGAGCGCATCGTGACTTTGCTGAATGAGTATGAAGCCGCACGAAAGGAACCCAGCTAGTGAATAACGTCCTCGCCGTCGCCGATCACACGGCCCGCGCGCACTCAACCGTTGTCGGCGGCTCGAGCGCGGGGCGCGTGCTGCAGTGCCCTGGCAGTGTACAGCTGTGCGCGCAATATCCTAACGTCGAATCCGACTTCGCCGCGGAGGGCACAGCTCTTCATATGGCGATGGATATGATCATGTCGGGCATCGCCAAGACCGACACCGACGTGATCGGCCTGACTTTCAACGGCTACACCATCGACGAGGAGATGTTCAATGATGCCGTCCGACCGGTCCTCGATCATTGGGACGACCTCGACCAATCTCTTGGCGGCATCGATTTCTTTTCCGAGCAGCGAGTTATCTTCCCCGGTATTGAGAACGCTTTTGGTACTACCGATGTGGTGGGTTCCGCGAAAGATCGGACAGTTGTTTACGATTTTAAATTCGGACGGGGCGTGGCCGTTGATGCCGAAGACAACCCGCAGCTGAAATACTACGCCCTAGCCGCTATGCATACGCCGGCGACGGCGAAGTTCTTCGCCGATGACAAGCCCGTCGAAGTGTTCATTGCCCAGCCTCGGGTGAACGATGGCGAGCGCTTCACACGTTGGATGACAACCACGCGCCAGCTAGAGGCGTTCGGCGTCGAGTTGCGCATGGCCGTCGAGACGGCGCTGCTCCCCGACGCGCCGCTGAAGATGGGCCCCTACTGCAAATTTTGTTCCGCGAAGAGTGGCTGTCCGCTTTATCAAAATCTCGCCGCCGACGTGCAACTGATCCCGCGTGACGCTATGCAAGAGCACATCGAAGAGTGGCTACCCCAGGCGGACCTGCTGATCGAGCTTGGCAACTTCATCAAAGAGCTGGCGCACGATCAGATGGAGAAGGGCATGCCGGTCAACGGCTGGAAGCTCGTCGCTAAGCGCGCCACGCGCAAGTGGGCGGATGAGGTGAAAGCGATAAAATATTTCTCCAAACTCGGCCTGCCCGCCGCCGATCGCCATGTCAAGAAGATCATTTCGCCCGCGCAGGCCGAAGACGCCTTGAAACGTAACGGCCTTCCTGCTGAACTGCCCGCCGCCCTGGTCGACAAGTCGTCCAGCGGCACAACTCTAGCGCCCGTGGCCGACAAGCGACCCGCTGTGGTCATGGCCCCGCAAGCGCTGCAGCTCCTGGCCGAGAGACTTTCTGGCCGATAAACTGAAATGTAACCTAAAAGCAAAGAGAAAACATGAACGCGATCGTAACACGTACCGGTGGCACCGGACTGATCAGCCGCGAAGATCTGGCCAAGTCGCTCAACAACGCGGCGATGTCGATGCCGAGTGTCGGCGGCGACAAGGCCTTCCTGAAGATGGACAAAAACAATGGCGACTGGCTGTTCGGCCAGGAAGAGACCGTGATCGAAGATACCAGCCTATGGGCAGCCAATCCGATGTCGCTCAAGCATGGTTGGGTGGCCTGGGACACCAACGCCGGCGGCGCGCCGGTGCAGGAGATCATGGTGCCGATTAACCGCCCCCTGCCGCCAGTCGATAGCCTGCCCGAACTGCCAATGGGCACGCCGGACAAGAAGACTGGTGCCCGATCGCAGTTGCAGTACCAGGCTCAGCGTTCCGTTGATTTCGTCTGCGTCAGCGGCGAGGATGAGGAAACCATCGTCGAGTACAAGCAGTCGTCGACCGGTGCCATGAAGCTGTTCGGGGCGCTAACCAACGCGTTACTTGATCAGGTGCAGAAGGGCGATGAGATCGTCGCCGTCGGCAAACTCACCTTCGACAAGTATAAGCACAAGCAGTACGGCTGGATTCACAATCCAGTATTCCAGATCGTCGAATGGCGGACCATGGATGACACTGCGCCGCCGGTCGCCGAAGCCGTTAAAGAGCCTGAGCCAACTCCCGTTGAAGACACCGGCCGGCGCCGCGCTCGTCCTGCCGCAGTCGCTACCCAGGCAGCCGTCGCCGAAGCGGTTGCCGTTGACGTTGACAAGCCGAGTGAGCGCGATGAAGCCGAGCTCGCCAAGGAGTATGAAAACGAGCGTGCAAAGGCGCAGATGCACGGTGAGGCCGAAGCGACGCCTCGCCGGCGCATGAGGCGCTAGGCCATGGCCAGGATAAGGAACCAACCGGACATCGACGGGGGCGGCAATGCCGCTCCCGTAGCTCACGCTCAGCTGCGCTCGCTGATCGAGCGTATCGAGAACGTCAACGAAGAGATCGGCACCCTGCAAGAGGACCGCAAGGAAATCTTCGGGGAAGCAAAAGATTTTGGCCTGGATCCCAAGATCATGCGGATCATCATTCGCCGCCGCGCCATGGACGTAGCCGATCGCCTCGAGCAGGACGCCCTCGTGCACGTCTACTCCCAGGCCGTGGGTACACCTTCGCCCGCCGACGCCGAGGATGACGAACAGACGGAGAGCAGCGATTGAGCACGTGGCAGCTGATCGACCAGACTACGCCGGTAGATACCCGCGTCGCGCCGTTCAACGGTGAGCGCGTAATGTTGTGGCTGCACCCGGATGCGCACTTCGGTGAGCCGGTGTTCGGTAGCTACGTGATGACGTCCATGTGGGGTGCATGCTGGCGTTTCGAAGACGAGCATACTATCGAAGCCCCAGCGGGAGCATTGTTTTGGATGCCGGCGCCGACACCGCCAACGCTCGACTAAGCCTTCGCGACAAACCTACGAGACCGGCGGTATCGCGCTGCCGGTCTTGCTTTTTGTCTTCTCGGAAGGAACCCAAACCGTGGCGTCTCTCCTTTATTTCGATTGGGAAACCCAGTCCCTCGCCGACCTGCCGGTTACCGGAACGCTCAAATACGTGCTCGACACGAGCACCCGACCGCTACTCCTATCCTGGGCGATCGACGACGCCCCGATCAAACTCTGGTGCCCCGACCTGAGTGACGAGCTGGCGCCGGAGGTTTGGGCCTATGTCGAACAGCGCATGGCGGACTACGGCCCGCCGCCGGTGATGATCGGCGTGCATCTGGCGCGCGACGAGGGCTATGTGGTTGCCCACAACGCTGGGTTCGATCGGGCCGTCTGGCAGCAGATCGCGACGCCTGACTACGACTTTCCCGAATTGCGTCTCGAGCAAGTCCTGGATTCTCAATCCCAATGCCAAGCTTCGAATCTTCCCGGCAGCCTAGAATGGGCGGGGAGGATGCTCGGCCTTGGACACAAAACAATTGGCGGTAAGGCGATTATGCAGCGCTTCGCCAATCGCGCCGAGCCGCTGCCCGGCGCGCCGGCTGACCTTGACGCCATGATCGCCAAAGGGCGAACAGCCGAGCAAGCTATAGAAACGGCGATCGAAGCTTGGGCGCTCTATCTCGACTACTCAGTGCAGGACACCGAGCTGATGCGTGCCGTGTGGAAGACGACGCGGCCTTTGGATGCCAGCGAGTGGCAGGAATACTGGGTTTCAGAGCGGATCAATGACCGCGGCAAGCTCGTGGATCTGGACGTGGCGCGCGGCGCGGTCCAATATCGCGAGGAAGAAGCCGAGTTTGTAGCCGCCGAATGTTCGCGATTAACGAACGGTGTGATCACTAGTCCGACGCTAACCAAGCAGATCAACGAGTGGGTATTCGACCGGCTGCCCGATGATTTGCGCGAGTTCATGGTCAAGGCGCGCGATGAGGAGACTGGCGCTGTCACGCGTATCACCGGCGCTAAAGATGTGATGACGCGGCTGTTAGAAGAAATTGACCTATCAGATGCGCCACCGGCTGATGACGTAATCGATCTTATAGACCTGCTACAGTATGGCCGCGCATCGTCGTCGGTTAAATTTCAAAAGATGCTGGATCAGGAAGTTGACGGACGTATCTACAATGCCTATGTGTTCAACGGCGCAGGTCAATCGGGCCGCTTCTCAAGTAAAAATATTCAGGAGCATAATCTTTCGCACGATCAGCTGCCAAATGAGCTTGACGTACTTGACATGATCGCAGCGCGGGTACCGATTGAGCAGTTACGCCATGTGCCGCTAAGCGAGAAAAAAGAAGACGTCGGAAAGGCGGCGCGCGGCCAGACAGCTGTGACTGCCGTATTGTCGCGCGCCATCCGTCCGACCTTCATCGCCCCCAAAAGAAGGAAGTTTGTCTGGGGGGACTGGTCTGCAATCGAGGCGCGCGTCAACCCCTGGCTAGCCAAGAGCCGCGACGCCGAGCGCGCTGTACTTGATCCGTTTCGTGAGAGTGACGCCAACCCCAATGTGCCCGACGTCTATGTGCTGAATGCCGAAGACCTTGCTGGCCTACCAGCTGACGTGATCTGGGAGCGCTATAAGAACGGCGATAGGGAAGCAAAGACCTTCCGGCAGGCCGGTAAAGTGAAGGTGCTATCTTTGGGTTTTCTGGGTTCTACTGGTGCGCTCAAAAGAATGGCGCGCAATTATGGCTTCAGACTTACTAATGAGGATGCTAAACTCTGGGTCGATGGCTGGCGCGACCGGAATAAATGGGCGCGCGTATTCGGCAACCGCTGCGAAGAAGCCGCCTTTGCCGCGCTCTCTTCTCCAATGTCTATACATACTGCCGGGCGTGTTCGCTATCAATTTGCGCCTGATCTAATGGGCGGCACGCTGGTCTGTTTCTTGCCAGACGGGCGGCCTATTGTTTATCCGATGGCTAAGATCCAGAAGGTAGAAAAATTCGGCGAGCAACAAAACGCTATAGTACATCTTAAAGGAATGGGGCGTCGTTCTTTATGGTCCGGGCTTTTTGTTGAAAATAATACGCAAGGGCTAGCGGCTTCTATTTTACGGCAGACACTTGTACGGCTAGAAGATGAAGAAACCGAAGCGATGACTGTGCTTCATACGCACGACGAAATCGGTGTCGAGGTCGATGAAACAGAAGCGCTGCCCTTTTCCAAGCGTCTGAAAGAAGTTATGGTCCGAGGCTTCGATTGGTCGCAGGGGCTGCCATTGGCCGCCGAGATCGAGACCGATTGGTACTACCATAAGTAGCCGCACTGAATGAGCGACGCGCCTGCTTCAACGGCGCGCATGACTGAAGGGAACCGGGGCCAACCATGGGCAAGCGCAGCGACTTCGCGCGGATCGAGCGCGATTTCTATCCGACTCCGGCGCTAGCCGTGCAGCCGCTCTTGGCACATCTCAAGCCTGGCACACGGTTTTGTGAGCCGTGCGCCGGCGATGGCGCGCTGATCGACCATCTGACGGCTGCCGGGCATTACTGCGCTCGAGCATGGGATATCGAACCGGGTCGCGCCGATATCGATCGGCAGGATGCTCGCACCAGGCTGATCGGCAACATCGATTGCTTCATCACCAACCCGCCATGGGCTCGCCCTTTGTTGCACGAACTGATCGTGGCGCTGTCTGATCAGCATCCGACCTGGTTGCTGTTCGATGCCGACTGGGTGCACACTCGCCAGGCTACGCCGTATTTGCCACGCCTACGTAAAATCGTTTCCGTTGGGCGGGTAAAGTGGATCCCGGAGTCAACCATGACCGGTAAGGACAACTGCGCTTGGCATCTGTTCGGCATGCCGGGCAACGAAGCACCGCAGTTTTATGGGCGAACGATATGACCGAAGAACCAGTGTATATTGTCTGGTACTGCCCCGCGCACGGCGAGCAGCGGCTCGCGCAGCTAGCCTCCGCCGATATGGTCCCGGCGAAAGTTCGGCAGGACCGGCTAGCGTGCGGTTGTCTGCCGTGTTGGCTACGTTTTACCGCTCATAATATGGCCGCCGCGCAAAGCGTGCTTCCGCAACCGATAGTTTTTGAGCCGTCTCTGCGGTCGGTTGAGATCGCGCAATGACGCTAGACCCGCGCACGGATCGGACGCTCTTGCGTCTCAAGCTCTACGACAACGGCTTCACGCCGCTCGCCAATAAATCCAAGCTTTGCCTGATCAAGGAGTGGAGCACGCTCAAGGTCACGCCCGAGATTATCCAGAGCCGCCAATGGGCGCGCTCCCGCGCCTTCCTCGATACCGGCATCAGATGCGGTGACGTCATCGCGCTCGATTGGGACATCGACGATGGCGCCCTGCTCAACGATCTGCTCGACGAGGTGGTCAACGAAGGCCTGATTGACGAGAGCCTATTCGTCCGCGTTGGCCGGCCGCCACGCGAGCTCTGGGTCTACCGAACATCCGATAAGATCGGCAAGCGCACCACCGGGCATTTCAAAACGCCCGCGATGACCGAAGATGATCCAGGCTACGCCGTCGAAATCCTTGGCGCCGGATGCCAGTTCGCCGCCTACGGGCAACGCGACGAGAACACCGCCTACCAGTGGCCCGAGGAAAGCCTGCTCGAGCACCAGTACATGGACCTGCCGGTCATCACCCTGCAACAGGTCGAAGCGCTCAAGGATTTCTGCTCCGCCTTTTTCGAAAGCCACGGCCTGACGCGCGCCAGCGCCGCTGGCGGTACCGATGGCGGCTACACGCACGTCTACGATCTGACGCCCGACATGCTGTTCAACGTCAAGGACCAGGGCGAGATGAGCGTCGCCGAGCTGGCCGAAGCGCTCGCCGCCAATCCGAACGACGTCTGGCGCTGTACCGTCGACAGCTTCCGCCCGACGTCTGGGTCCTGGGCGGGCATGGTCAGCCTCGTCAATGGCACCGTGTGCATCTCGGATCACGGCACCTATACTAGCCACTTCCCGCTCGAGGACGATATCAGCGTCAGCATGGAGGAGCTGGGGGCGCTGCTCGCCGAGCGTTTTCCGGAAGCTGTGCCGCCCGAGCCGGAGAACCTGATCCTTGATCCACGCGCGCCGCTCGACGATAACTTAGCTAAGGCGCTGAAGCGCTACGTGCACGTTGAGTCTGATGCCGTGATCTGTGACACCGAGCAGGGCTTCATGGTCAACACCGTGCGCCAGTTCCGCGACAACATGAAAAACCACATGGAAGTGCGTCACGGCCCGGCTGGCGGCGAGCAAAAAATATACCTTACCGATCTGTGGCTTGAGCACCCTGGGCGACTGACGGTCAAGGATATGCAGATGCGGCCTGACCAGGCTGGCAAGCTGATCTTTGTCAATGATACCGCCTTCCATCTAAACACCTACAGTCCACCGGTGCACCCGCTAGGCGGAGACGCGACGATCGGCATGCAGTTGATTGAGAGCCTGCTACCAGATCTGGCTGAACGGAAGTTCTTCATTCAATGGCTGTCTTACAAGCTGCAACACCCAGAGGTCCCAGGCCCGGCTGTGGTGATGGTGGCCAAGGATTTCGGCACCGGCCGCGGCACGATGATCGACGTGATGAGCATACTGTTCGGTTCGAAGTATGTTAAGCGCATCCAGTTCAACACCCTGACCGGTAAAGGTAGCCAGTCGCAATATAACGAGTGGATGACCGAGTCGCTGATCGTCGCCGTCGATGAGGCCACTGAAACAGACAGCACCATGACGCGCTGGCAGACACGCACCAACGCCTACGAGCACCTAAAGACGCTGATCGACCCCAACACCCGCACGATGCACATCAACCGTAAGAGTGTCAGAAATTCGGACGAGCGCACTTACGCTTCATTCTTCATCGCCACCAACCATTCTGACGCCTTCGTGCTGCCCGCCGAGGACCGGCGCATCGCCATCCTGACCAACGGTCCGGCGGCATCGGCCATTTTCTGGGGCACCGTGCGGCGGTGGATGACGAGCCCGGCTAACATCGGCGCTTTCGCCCGAGAACTGCTCGCCGTAGACCTTGCCGGCTATAACCCCTTCGTCGCGCCGCCGATGACCGCCGCCAAGGCTGACATGGTGGATGCTGGAACATCCGATCTTGACCGCGCCGCGGCCGCGGTGCTTGCCGCGCCGGCGGGCGCGCTGATGGTCAAGGATCAATTCCTGCTGCTGATCGAGGAAGTTATGATCGCTGAGAGTTACGAATTTCCGGAAGATTGGCAGCGCACCGCCGAACGCATATTCTCAAAGAAATCGTCTCGGCTGCTTGGCCCCGACCGGCACATGGTCGAAGGCAAAATGCGCTCGGTACGGCTGGTCGGAACCTGCTCGACCGCTATTTTGACGGACGTGAAATCCATGATAGAAGAGGTCGGCAAAAACGGGCCGCTCGTGAGACCGATCAAGGCGAGCGGCAGCGTAGTTTCTTTTCAGCGGAAGGCTTTGTGACGCATGGACGATACCAAGTTCCTCGCCTCAGTTCGCCAGAACCTGTTCCACGGTTCGTTGGCTCAACCGCAGCTCGATGGCTTCAACGTCCTGCTGCCCGCCATCGCTGGTCTGATCGTGCCGCAGCAAGCCTATGTACTCGCCACGGTTCTTCATGAGACTGCCGCGACCATGCAGCCGATCGCCGAGTACGGTCATGGCGCCGGGCATCCTTATGGCGTGGTCGACCAGAGCGGCAAAGCGCCATATGGCCGTGGCTATGTCCAGCTAACCTGGCGCTACAACTACCAGAAGGCCGACGATGCGCTCGGTCTTGGTGGCCGGCTACTGGCCAACTACGACCTGGCGCTCGAGCCCGATATTGCCGCCAAGATTCTTGTCAACGGCATGGTCGGCGGCTGGTTCACCGGCAAGAACCTTGACGCCTATATCGGTCCAGTCCAGCACGATTTTATGGCCGCGCGCCGGATTATCAACGGCACTGATCGCGCCGCGCTGATTGCTGGCTACGCGGACCATTTCCTCGCCGCGTTCAAGGGAGCCGACATGCTCACCGGAACGTCGGCACCGGCTGCTCCCGTTCCACTGTCCGCCTCGACTATCACGCCGCCGAATCCTGTCGGGCTAGTTGCGTGGATGCAAACCCGGTTGAATAGCCTCGGCGCTTCTCCGCTGCTGACAGTGGATAACCAGATGGGGCCGATGACCAAAGCCGCCGTGGTCAACTTCCAGCGATCGCGTGGGCTCGTTCCTGACGGAGTTGTTGGCCCACTCACGACCGCTGCGCTCACGTGGGTCAGTACGTGAGCACGGCTTCTGGATTGCTGCTCTTAGCGCTGCTTCTCGCCTTGGGCGTTGTGATCGTAGTTCTCGCCATGCTGTTCTCTAGTGGCGTTGTATACGCCATCAACTGGATTTCTTCCCTGGGCACTCGCCCTTAACCAACGGAGCCTACCGTCATGCTTTCTCTCCTCCCCACCATCGTCCAGTGGATCGTCGCCCTGCTGCCGGGCATCCCCGATGACGTCAACATCGTCGAAGCCGAGCTGAAGGAGCTCGCGTCGACCGATAGCGGCAAAGTCAAGCTGCAGGCGGCTCTCGTCTTCGGCAAGACGCTGATCACCAAGATCGAAGCGGTGCTCGCGGCGCCGGCGCCCTGATGGGCCTTCAACTTGCCTTGGCGTTGTTCAAGCTGATCAACGCCTTGGTCACGATCTTTGAACAGCAGCAATGGTACCAGCAAGGAAAGGCCGCAGCCAATGCCGAAGCTAACGCCGAAGTGCAGAAGCACATCGATCTGGCGAATGCTGCCCGTGCTGATGCTGATCAGTTTGCCAATGGGGTGCAGCACGACCCTAACCAGCGCGACTAGGTTCATCGATTCGTCGTGCTCGTCCTTCAGGGTCATCACCTATTCGAAGCACGACACGCCTGAAACTATCACGCAGGTGCGTGCATCCAACCGGGTCTACAATGCGTTGTGCCCCGTAACGCCATAGAAGGAACGATCGCGTGGCCCTTTTCGACTTCGATCCAAATCGGATGCAGCTGGATCGCATCGAGCGCGGTGTGCTAGCTATCCTGCATTCGCAAAACTTCATCATTCACATGGAGCTCAAAATGAGCAAGGAACTCGACGACCTGACCGCTGAAGTCGCTCAGGATACCACTATCGAAGCATCGGCGGTCACGCTGATCCAGGGTCTCGTCGCCCAGATCACCGCCGCCGGCACTGATCCCGCCAAGCTTGCGGCGCTCACCGCGTCGCTGACCACGTCCTCGACCGCGCTTGCCGCGGCTGTGGCCGCCAATACACCGGCTGCCCCCGCAGCCTAACGATGCTAAGCATGGCTCGCAACGTAGGCCGCCCCACGGGGCGGCCTTTTTGTTTCGGCTATTGCGTGGTAGTTTCTCGGCCTTCGACATCGA